AGTAGAACTTACTCCTGTGTTGAGTTATAACCAACATAAGAGTATAGTGAGATAAACCATATGAGAAGGAATATAGTAATATGACAGAATTTTGGGCATGGTTCCTTTATATTGGTGGTGGATTAATATTCACCGTTAGTGTTTTGGACTCATTAATTAGATTTATTAAATGGTATAAAACAGGTAGGGCTTCGGCAGGTAAACAAATTGATAAGCATATCAATGATATTATCGCTGAGGATAGAAAAACAAATTGCCCCTATCTACATGGGTATGAGCGAGATGTTTTAGCGAGAAATAGAGAAAATGATTTATTAAAAGAATTCATACTCAAGGAGTTAACGCCTATAAAAGAAGGTTTAGAAGAGGTTCGGGAGTGGAACAAAAAAATGCATCATTCCATAATGGACGATTTAAAAGTTAATCTTAGATCTATATATGTGCGATTTGAAAGAAAAGGGTCTATGACTAAGAACGATCAGACTAACTGGGATAAGTACTACTCCAACTACAAAGATCTTGGCGGTAATAGCGACATTAAGAGAATGGATGATATTATTCAAAAGGCAAGATTGGAGACAACGTTGGGGAAGGCACGAAAAATGAAGGAGGAGAAAGAATCAAATGAAGGTAAATAGAATGATGATACAGAGAGTTATAGCGGCATTGATATTCTTAATAGGATTTGTGTTTGCTATACTAAGTATGTTTGGGGTACAGGTTACCGTTAACCAAGCGGACATTAACAATGTTATATTTGGACTAGGGTCTGTTATAGCAGCTCTTATCGAGTTTGGACCGTTATTATACGGCCTAGTTAAAGATAAGAATATTAGGGAACTATTATCTATCGTTAATGATGTAGTGTACGCGGTGGAAAAATCAAAAGGTCTTTCTGGACCAGAGAAGAAACAAAAAGCATTAGAAGCAATAACTACAATATGTGAAGAGCGAAACATTATATTTGACGCCGTACAGGTAGAGCAAATGATCGAATCTGTTATCGCTATATACAATACTGTAGTAAAAAAATAATAGGAGGATACAAAAATGAAAAAAAATGTAACTATTGAATTTGAGAACTCATCTCCAAGTGCTATTCCTACGAAGGCTACTATACAGATGGAATTAGTTGAGGTTCCAGTTGTTCCAGCGGACGACGGTCTCGCATATGTATTAGAAGTTACCGATGGCGTTTTGTCTTGGGTACTAAAAGCATAACTTAGATAAAAAAACCGAGTCTGACGTGTCTAGTACACAGGGACTTGGTTTTTGCTTTTTACCTAAACTCGCATGAATTACATATACCATTATAGAAAGATAGAGGAGGAGAAATAATGGAAAATTTAGATCGAATTTTTAACATAGAGAAGAACAAGAAATGGATGACATTTGGTGTTTACGAAATGGATGCTAACACAAGCACAATCGAACGAACATGTAAGGCTATGAATGTAGAAACAAGAATAGTAAATATGGAGGGCGATGTTGAGGGTGTTCACGCCAAATTGAAAGCATTAGAGTTATACACGATTGATGTTGTCTTTGGTGAAATGGTCAAGTTAGTTATTATGAACGCGCTATTATTACAAGAAGAGGAAGAGTAAGTTAAACACTTATTCTTTGCTTTTTACCTAAACTCGCACATTTTACATATACCATTATAGAAAACTAAAGGAGGTTTTTATAATGAAATTCAGTTTTATGAAGATTTTAGGAATTGGTATACTAGCCAGCATTGGAACAAATGCGGTAGTAAACACAGCAAGTAGAATTAGAAGAGACAGACTTGAAGATGAAAACTATCAAGAAGAGATTAGAAGAAAAAGAGAAGAAAGAGAAACTCGCAAAGCAGAGAAAGCAGCTAGAAAAGCAGCGGCTAAGACTGTCTGAAGTAGAGTAAACTCTGCTTCTTTTTTCTTTATATTTTAAAAAATAGGAGGAGAAAGAGATGAAAAAAGAATTAACCGGATGTACGGATATGTGTAAGGATTTGAAGAAGCATTATTTAGTAGTGTGTCAAGTGGGGTTTGATGAAATCAACGTTAGTAGATTTCGCGCTAACTGTCCAGAGTGTGGAGCAATGTTGTATTCCGCACAACACCCAAGTACGTTTAAATCAGTGTTTCCAATAGAAAGACCATTCTGTCACCATTGTGGGGTGCGTGTGGATTCGTCAAAAGTTGAAACGGACGAGTCTAAATATTGTAATTCGGCGGGATAATATCGCATAAATTACATGCCTCTTTATAGAAAGAAAGAGGAGGAATAATATGAGAAAATTAGGACGTTGGACAGTAATATTTAGAGGTAACTACTTTAGAGTTATAAGAGATATGTTTGTTCGAATCTATAAGGGATTTATATTCGTTATGAGATTCAATTGGCAGATCATTAGACATCTATTGAGAGTTATACTATTTATAGTTGGCATCAACTGGTTTGAAGTAGAAAGACTCATCAGACGTAAAATAAGGGGAGACTATGTAACATAGGCTCTTCCTTTTCGTTGTTTGCGTAAATTAAACTATAGGAGGATTTTAATTTTGAGAAGATTTTATGTAAAGTTTTTAAAAGAAGTTTATGAAGAAGATGGTGGAGAGCACTATTCACAAGGAGAAATGGAAGTTAATATTTCAGACTACTATGCTGCGCCAACAGAGGCCAATACAAAACCAACAGAAACATGGAAGATGTTAAGTCGAAAGTTAGAAATAGAAGTGGATAAACATCTACCGAAAAGACAATGCGTTAATTACATCATTGATGCAGAATTAAGAAGTCAATAAGAAGAAAAGGAGAACGAAGACGATGGGAAAATTTCTATATACAATAGTATGTAGACACTATACTATCAACGGCATAATCGAAATAGATTTATATGAAGTGCTCAGACGTCTTCGTATAAATCCTACATGGAATTCATACCACTTTATTCATTATCATGTGTATAGTGGACAAGCGGTCGAATACGTAATAAAGAAGGTATTACGCAAAGTAGATCTTAATGAACATACTAAACAATTTTATTCATATCATAGTCCTTTTTCGATTATGTACACGGGTATGTATGATTTAAAGGATGTGTCGAACATGAATAACGAGAGCATATTTATGAGATTAGGTATGAGTAACACGGAATTTAATAAAATATACGGAAGGAAAGAGGTGACGAAATGATATTTGCACCATTTAGGTATGTACTCACTGGTATGATAATAGGCGTCGTTGCCGTTAGTCTATCAAACGATTATGTTATACTCAGTAGAAGAAGATACAACAGATTAAGAAGGAGAAATAATAATGAAGAATAAATTATTAATGATTACCGCGGGTATTGGGTTTTTTACCGCCGGAGTATTTTCTGGAAAACAAATCCAGAAATCATCACATAAAAAGAAAACCGTATACGCTGGGACATTACAGGTATATTATGTAAACGACTCACCTGAATTATATTTAGCTTTAACCGTGCCACCAGAAGATTTAGTAAATGCAGCGGACGTTGTATTAAACGTTAGTAATGAAAAAGTTAAATAGCATGAAATACATACCGTATTATAGAAACGTGAAGAGGAGAGAAGTTTATGAAAAGTAAAACGAAGAACGATTTGAACGCGATAATTGACGATATAGTCGTTGATTACAATAACGCAGCACCAGATGAAAAAGGAAAGGTATTAGGAGACCTAATCAAAGTAGTAAATGTTGCTAAAGAAATTGAAAGCACAACGATTGAAAATCAGATTAAAAAGAAGAAATTCAAACTAGATGTGGAAAAATTAGAGTTAGATAGACGACGAATTGATATTGATGTGGATAAGTTAGATATGGAACGAGATAAGTTGGAAAACGATCGAGACAAATTTAAGTTAACCACGGATAATGATATTCGTAAAATCGAACTAGATGATTCCAAATTAGAGTTTGAAAAACGGAAGTTTGGTTTCGAATTGGATAAAGTTAAGGCTGATAAAATATTTAGTGCAATTATGAAAGGATTAGAGGTAGGATTACCATTAATTATTTATGGAGGACTGTCGGTGTTGTCATTGAAGGCTATATACAAGGATGACGTTCGAGTTCCAAGTGAGACATGGGGCTTCATCAGAAGTGTTTCAAAGAAATAAAGGGTATTCATATACCCTTTAATCTTATAAAATAAGAAGAAAAGGAGAAATAGCAATGAAGATGAACATATTCAAAAAATTACATGACGTTGTTGATAAGGGTAGTAGTGATATAGAGAAACTCGTTACCAAAGCAGAGATGTTTGTTGAACAAACTGAAGAACTACTTAGGTCAAGTGATAACAGTATTAAGATTATCGCAGGATTTGTAGTGGCGTCAATGGGTATACAGATGATAGCATCATATACTCAATTAAGAGTTAATGTAAAAATGTTATCTATCATGAAGGGTATACAAAATGAAAAGATTAAATAATAACCAGAACGAAATGACTAAGAGAAATAGAAAGATATTTGAAGATAGAGAGGCTGGTTCAATGATAGTTGAGCTGTCCGAAGAGTATGGTTTATCCATCCCAAGGATTCATAGGATTTGTGTTCAAGAGGAAGTAAAGGATTTACGAGATAAAAATATTCAATTGGAAAATCAAGTTAACGCATGCCATAATATTTTAAGGCATAAAAAATAGGAGGAAATGATGAACAAATTTAAAAGCTGGTATAAACGAAACAAAAAAACATTAGCGGTAGTAGGGTTTGGAGTCGTGGGCGGAGTTTGCGCGGTATATGCGTACAGAGGTATCAACAGCGCAATTCATATTAGTAAGGCGAAAATGCTTATGGTTGTGGAGAACAAACTTAAACTAGTACCCGATGGAGATGTAATTGATATTATAGTAGGTAATAGGAGTGATGATTTTTCAAGAACTGTAGTATCCAAGCAATGGACCAAGTTGGATGGAGAAGTATTATATTTGGGTAAGGTATTGAGTAGGGTAGAGTTATCTGATGATGAGAAGATAGCCAACCAATTGAGTCGAATCGGTCGTAGTATTACACACGCGATTAATAAGATCTCAAAAGATTAGTATTCGCGTAAAATACATAGGCTATTATAGAATCATAAAATAAAAAGGAGGATTTAAAAATGCAAAAAGAAGTTATTATTAAAGTAGTTGAAGAAATTGCTGACGTGTTCACTAGCGCAGTAACAGTTGCCGGTATGGCAGGTGGAATGTGGGTAGTTATGGACGCAGTCGACAAAAGACTCAACAGACGAATAAAAGCTCACGCGGCTAAATTAGCTTTTGAAAATGATTTAAAAGAAGGAGAAATACAGGAAATTATTCGTATAGACAAGGGAATTCGATTCTTGGTGAAACCTTTTGTTATAGGTGTAGCATTATACATGGTTGTCAAGGTAAAAGAGGATGGTCAGTATGTAATGAGATACATTGGTAGCAGAGGAATTACACAAGCAGAATCGGTTAATATGTTTAACGAGTAAAGAGAGCGTATGCTCTTTTTCTTTATATTTTAAAAAAGGAGTAATGTGAATGTATGATTTGGATACCCTGAGCGACATGATTAATTTCTTAGTTGATGAGTATCCAGATATTGATATTCGTAACTCAAAGAAGTTGTTTAGGCAAAGAGAGTATGAAAAAATAATCATCGAGGAGATTGTTGAGTACTGTGGTGATCGACTCAGCGAAGACGTTATTGAATTGATAGAAGATTACGAGTTAGTGTATGAGTATTTCAATAACGCCCATAAAAACGATGCATACAAGTTTCAATTAAATGTGATACGTAAACTATTAAGGTTTTTAAGAAGGAGGAATTAGAAGTATGACTAAATATGTAGTCAATACTAGTGTAAGTAGATTGGAAGCAATGAATGGTTATACTTGTAATTCGGAAAGCAAAGACCATTTTTTAAGACATCTGGGATATAGGTTCGCAAAGACGTGTGGTATGACTGCCATAAACAATGCGTATGAGAGCGGTGATTTAATGATTGATATTTATGAGAAACCGGCCATCCAGACAGAAGAAAGAATATATGGGCCAAAATTAATAAAGGAATTTTGGGGCGAGTTCGGATACAAACTGGAACTCGATTATGGCGAAGAGGAAAATGTCACTAGGGTATTTACAAGTGATGTTGAGGCCCATGAATGGTTAGGAGAGAATTCATGAAAGAAGATAACGGACGTGATGGAGTAGACTTCATGATAGGATTATTCATCGCTGTAGGCATATCGATAGTGTTTTATGGTATAATAACGGGTTTAATGTTATTGATATTCTATTAAAACGCAGATTTAACATTGTCTATAATGAATAATAAAGAAGGAGGAATTTGAATGAAAACTGTAACTAAGCTTGGTATAGTAGGACTTGCAACCTCAGCTATAATTTCGATTGTATTTGGAGTGATTGACATTAGTGATCGCCGTAAAGGAAAGAGACGATTCAATAAACAAGACATCGATTTAATAGCAGAGGAAGTAGCTACTAAACAAGAAGAAATTCGGTTAGCAAAACGAAGAAAACCTAAAGTTATTAAAGAAGATTAGGGGTATACACATATACCCTTTCTCTTTATATTTTAAGAAAAGGAGAATTTAGAAAGTGAATGTAAAAGCAAAACAAGGAGTAGCAATAGGTTTTTCGCTATTAGGCGCCGTTGGTACTATATCGACCGCCGTATTAGTTAGAGAGGCCGCGAAGAAAGAAGAAAAAGTGTATCAAACTTTATTACCATTTAAGAAAGGTAATATTAAAGACATTTTACTTATGTATAAATTACCAATAGCAGTGGGTGTTGCCACAGTATCATCTATAGTAGCATCATCTATCATGAGTAGACGAGCTGAGGCATCATTGCTTAGTATGGCTGTCATGGCCGATCAAGGATGGAGAAGGTATAAGAATCAGGTTAAATCAACTCTTGGGATAGGTACTCATAATGATATTCTAAAGGGTATAGGTAATAAAGTACAAAAAAATAATCAATCACTCATACCCAAACTTTCTGACGATGATACTAGAGAGTTGTATTACGATGACCTAGTTGGATATTTTCAAGCTAAACCAGAAGATTTAATATATGCGTATGCTACTATAAACGAGATGTTAAATACAAGTCTTGGTACCAACAAGGGTGATGTATTTGATGGCGTTACTATTGATACGTTCTTACGATTGGCGAAGGCGACTGTGGTTGGTGGTACTGGTACCGATGACTCGCTTGATGAGTGGGGTTGGTCGATGGATTATTTAGAAGAAGGTTTTAATGAGTGTTGGATACATATGGGGTTTAGTAATGAAGTTACTGACGATGGGATTGTCCCATATAAAATTATTTCATGGATTGAAGAACCCATTCTATTATGTGATTACATAGACAATTATGACGATCAATATTCACACGAGGAAACTAGAAAGTTGAATATGGATGATTACGTCGAAAAAGTTGAATTGAGTAAGTTCAACAAGAAGAACTACAAATAATTTATGATGAAAGATGGGGCCTTAACTAATGAAAAGTAATGTGTTAAAAACGGTAAAACCATTCGTGGCCAAACACGAACCAGAACTATTAATGGTGATGGGAATAAGTGGAATGATATTCTCAGTAGCATGGGGTATCAAAGCTACTGGTAAGGCGATTAGAAAAATTGACTTACGGAAACAAGAGTTAAATAAGGATAAATTAACAACGCGAGAGGTTATACAAACTACGTGGAAATTATATTTACCAGTTGTAATTAGTACGGCCGCTTCTATACCGTGTATAGTTGCGGGGAACAGAGTTTCTAATAAGCGTAACATGGCGCTTGCCGCCGCGTATACGATGACAGAGACAGCTTTACAGGAGTACCAGGATAAAACGAAAGAAATCCTTGGTGAGAAGAAATATGAAAAATTACAAGAACAAGTATCAGAAGAGAAGGTTCGAAATACATACCAAGAGGGTATGAAGAACGTTACATTAATAGGAGATGGCGAAAGTCTATTCTATGAACCTTTGTCAGGAAGATATTTTAAAACAAACTGGAATCGAATATCGAAGGCCGCTAATGAGTTAAACGCAGATGCGCTGGGTAGCATGTCTGGTGAAATAACATTAAGTGAGTGGTATGATATTCTTGGTTTACCTGATACAGAGTTGTCAGATGAACGTGGATGGACGATAGCGAACGGTAAACAGGGCATAATTGATATTTCAATAGATTCTGTCATATCGCCAGATAACCAACCATGTGGAGCAATACGGTACAATACAATGCCTAATAAATTTTAATTGATATTCCCTATTATAGGTTGTGATACGCAGGGCATGTGTATCATGGAAAAAATAGTTCACATACGTCCTAGATCGCTAGCCGATGAGGTTTTAAATATGCGCAGCGAGGTGTGTGAGTATGTCCACGCAGATTATACATGGCTTATAATGAGGGAAACCTCAGTTAAGAAAAAATAAGAAAAAAGGAGAATGAAAGATGGAAAATTTAGGAACAGATGTTGTTGAAGTAGTTTCAGGAGATGTATGTACGATTCAAAAAGCTTCAAAAGTATTATTGCCAGTTGCGGCAGTAATAGGATTGGGTGTATTGGTTGTATCATTATTCAAAAGAAACAAAGCTAAAAAAACAGCAGCTCAAGCTGAAGAAGTAAATCCAGAAGTCGAATAATTTATTAGATAACTGGGCCCGGAGAGATAAGAACGATGTTTTAGAACATGGTTCTTTATCTTTTCAACTTAAAAAATACTGAAAAGGAGTAAGTATGGAAAAATTCATAGGAAATTCAAATGCTGGTAAAAATAAACCAGTCACGGAACGTGAAAAACTACAAGCGATAACGAGTAATGTTTCGGTAAAAAAAGATTCCGAATTTAAGAAGTTTAAGAGAAACTTCTTTGCGGAGGACGCTAACACGGTAAAAGGACAGGTGTTTGCTAGCGTTATCATTCCAGGTATTCAACGACTTATTACCGACATGGTTAAAACGAGCATCGATGTTTTAATTTACGGGGGTAGAAGTAGGGATAATAGGGATAGTAGAAGTGGTAACATTAGCTATAAGTCATATTACGATAGAAATAATAATAATCGTTCTGACTATAATAAAATACCATCATCAACATATAATAAAAATGTTTTTTCATTTAATGAAGTAGTGTTGTTTGATAGGGGCGAAACAGAGGAAGTGTTGTTAAGTCTTAATGAGCAAATAGATAAGTATGGTATGGTTTCTGTCGCTGATTTCTACGATATGGTAGGGCAAAGTGCACCATATACGGCTAATAAATATGGATGGCGTGACCTTAGAGATGTTGGAATAGACCGAGTACGAGATGGATATTCTATTAATTTCCCTAAAGCATCGCCATTAGAATAATAGGAGGATACATGATGAATAATTTTGGAAGTGTGTTAAATAAATTTGGGTTCTGGACCAAGAGAAAATCTCCAGAGTTGTTGGTTGCAGGAGCAATTATAGCGGCCGCAGGTAGTATCATATTGGCGGTTAAAGCCACGCCAAAAGCGGAAATAGTAGTGTCAAAAGCTAATAAAGAAATTAAAAGAATTAAAATCAATATGAACGATGGTAATCTTATAGGTAATAAAGAATACTCTGTTAGTTTAGGTAAAAAGGATTTAACTAGAGTTTATGCTAAAACATCATTGGAATTAGGTAAATTATATTTACCAGCAGCGATTGGATTTGGATTAACCGTTAGTGGTATTTTAGGTTCTCATAAAATCATGAGAGGTCGAAACGTCGCGTTAGCAGCTGCATACACTACACTCGATAATGGTTATAAATCATACAGAGGTAGAGTAGCCACTAAGGTTGGTGAGAAGGTTGAGAATGATATTTTCAGAGATATTCATGGGGAGAAGAAAGAAATAACTACCTTGGATAAAGATGGTAATGAAGTAACAAAGATGAAAACTGTAAAAGGACCACACGTTGCTGTGGATAGTGACTTTGCTGTGCTATATGATCAAAACGCCAAAGAGTGGATTAAAGATACGAACATGGTTCTTAATTTATTAGCGATGAAGGAAAAGTACCTGAATCAAAAACTACAATATGCAGGATCACTATTCCTACATGAAGTGTATGATGAAATTGGTATTGATATTCATAGCCTTGGTGAGAAGAAGTCTCAAGCATCAAGAGTATTGGGATGGATTTACGACCCATCTGATGATACAAGAGATAGTTACATTTCTTTAGGGTTATTCGATACTATGGGTAATCGTAATCAATATGCAATGAATGCATTAAGAAATAACGAACAAGAAATATTCTTAGAGTTTAATGTTGATGGTGATATTCTTACTGGAAACAATGGTAATAAAACATTCACTAAGTTTAGAAAGGTGATCTAATGAAAAAGTTATTGATATTCATAGTAGTAGCCATTGGTGGTGGAGTCGGTTATCAAATCGGCTTTACGCTTACCAAGAAGAAGTATGAGGGGTTAGCGGACGAGGAAGTTAAGTCCGTTAAGGAAAAATTAATAAAGCATTATGAAGATAAAAAGATACATGAGAAAAAGACATCGCCAACGGGAGAAAAAGAAGTAGAGGATAAAACACCTGTTAAAAAGAAGGTTGTTGCCAGGAGAAAAAATGAACCGATCGATAGTAAGGTTCGACCAACAAAGGGCGAGGGCACTGATTATTCAAAACGATATAGATCTGAGTCTGACCCAGAACGAATCCCTGGAGATCCAAGTGAGACGATGGTCAAACATTTAAAAGAGGAAGAAATAGATACCACTAAACCATACGTCATCACCTCAGATGTTTTTAGTGAAAGTGAATTTCAATGCGTTCAGTTATTTTATTGCGCAGATAAAGTATTAACTGACGATGATTATAATCAAATAAGTAATATAGGGATTGTTGGTGGTCATCCTAACCTAGAACAAATGGGTAAATACGACGCTGATTGCTTGTACGTTCGTGATGAAAAGAAAGGCATTGATTACGAAATTTTACTAGAAGAACGAACTTTTAGTAAACTGAAGCCATTGGGTATAGTCGAATAACCTGATGATTGAGTTACAAGAATTATATTCTGATTGGATGCGCAAATTTGTATTTAAGAACGCACGAGAAAGAGAACAATATGGTTATCTTTTGGATGCGTTACACGCGTCCATGTTTTATTTCTCTATCCCCATGGATGAAAATCGTATGAGGGATGGCATTGATTTACGATATCGTTTCGCTTATGAAAACGGTTACGATAACCATGAAGTTGAAAATGCTCTTAATGTTACCAGTAGTTGTAGCATGCTTGAGATGATGATTGCTCTATCAATAAAGGGGGATGAACGTATACTATACGATTATGAAACCGGTGGGAGAGCCGATTATATTTTCATGACAATGTTGGAATCACTAGAGTTTAATGATATGACCAACGATCGATTCGATCCTGGGTATGTTAATAGTAAGATAAATGGTGTGCTTAATCATGAGTATGATTACAATGGTTATGGTGGATTATTTGTTGTCAATAACCCTCGTAGAGACATGCGCGAGGTTGATATTTGGTATCAGATGAATTGGTACCTACAAACGCTGTACAATAAAAATAAAAGGAGAATTTAGAATGTTTAGATTAATAGACAGACGCCCATTTATATCTGGGTTAATTATAGGATTCATTGGAACAAGAATGATTGGTAGGAAATTACAAAAATTATTACCTAATGGAATAACAATTATTCAGATAGAACAAATCGATGAAACCCCTTCTGGAAAAGAAGAAATAAAAGAAGAAAATTAAGTAGGTAGCGAATATGCTTGATTTTCTGATAATTTCAACCAGAACCAGAAAAGGTGTTGTAGAAATATATCCGAAATTCAAAATTACAAGTAAAAGTAAAGATTTAATGATCCGAGGTGGTGATTTTTATGCCATATGGGTTGAACAAATTGGACTGTGGTCTACTAGCGAAGATGATGCATTAGTGTTAATCGACGGGTATTTAGATGAGTTTGCGCAAAAGAACAAACATCGTTTTGGGGAAGACAACGTGCGTATCATGTATATGTGGGACGCCGAAACCAATATGATAGATGTATGGCATAAGTATTGTCAAAAGCAATTGCGAACGAATTGGCGACAGTTAGATGAGAGATTGATATTTTTGAATCAAGCATCTACAAAAGAAGATTACGGAACAAAGAGATTATCCTACTCGATCGACGATGAGGGTTCTAAAGATAGTTGGAACGAATTGATTTCAACATTGTATAAGGATAACGAACGTCATAAAATCGAATGGTGTATTGGCGCTATACTTAGCGGTGAATCTAGATATATTCAGAAATTCGCCGTGTTGTATGGTCCGCCTGGTAGTGGTAAATCAACTCTTTTAAACGTTATTCAAGAGCTGTTTGACGGGTATACAAAAATGTTTGATGCGGAATCGTTAGGTTCATCAACGGATTCGTTTTCATTGGAACAATTTAAATCAAACCCGTTAGTGGCTATAAGTCATGACGGGGATTTATCGAGAATCGAAAATAATACAAAAATTAATAGTCTAGTTTCTCATGAGAAAATGGTTGTTAACGAAAAGCACAAATCAATATATGAGATGAGATTTATTTCATTTCTATTCATGGGGACTAATCGTCCTGTAAAGATTACAAATGCTAAGTCTGGTTTACTACGTAGACTGATTGATATTTACCCATCTGGCACTCATATACCATTGGCTAGATACAACAGACTTATTAGTCAAACCAAGTTTGAACTTGGTGCAATAGCGTTTCATTGTCTTAGTGTGTATGAAAATAATAAACATGCTTATGACGACTATCGACCAACGTTGATGATAAGTGAGTCAAACGACTTCTTTAACTTCGTATCAGATAGCTACATTATATTTAAAAAGGACAACAGTGTAACATTAAAAACTGCTTGGGAAATGTATAAACTTTATTGCGATTCAGCTAGGGTGCCATATCCAATGTCAATGAGAGTATTCAAAAATGAATTAAGAAACTATTTTAAAGGGTATGAAGAACGTTATAGAACTCCTAAAGGAGATTATGTACGATCTTATTACTTTGATTTCAGGAATGATATTTTCGACATAAAGGATAAGCCAATAAAACCAAGAAAAAAGAAAAGCAAAGATACATTTGAGTTGATTAATTTTGGTAAGAACAAATCTAAATTAGATACAATATGCGAAGATTGCCCAGCACAATATGGGAGTAGATCAGGAACACCTACTAAAAAGTGGGATGACTGTGATACAACGTTGAAAGACCTGGATACTGGAAGACTGCATTACATTAGAGTTCCAGACAACCATATAGTTATTGATTTTGATATTCAGGATGAACATGGTGATAAAGATTTCAAAAAGAATTTAGAAGAGGCTAGTAAATGGCCTAAGACATACTCGGAAGTTAGTAAATCTGGTGGTGGTATACATCTTCATTATATTTATGATGGTGACCCAACCAAACTAAGTAGAGTGTATGCGGATAATATTGAAGTGAAAGTGTTCACAGGGAATAGTTCTCTTAGAAGACAAGTAACAAAATGTAATACGGAAGACATTAGCAAAATTAATTCAGGTTTACCGTTAAGGGAGGTTGGTCGAGTGATAAACTTTGAAAGTGTTAAAAGTGAGAAAGCAATACGCTCACTAATTAGAAATAATCTCAACAAGCAGTATCACTCAGGAACAAAACCATCTATCGACTTTATATTTAAAATATTAGAAGATGCGTATAAGAGTGGACTTAAATATGATGTGAACGATTTACATGGTATAGTATTGGCCTTTGCCGCGAGTAGCTCGAACCAAGCCGATTATTGTATAAAGTTGGTTCCGAAAATGAAATTTAAATCGAGTGAAGCTTCAGATAATTTAGCGAACGAGGATAAACCAATAGCATTTTATGATGTAGAAGTATTCCCCAACTTGTTTATTGTTAACTGGAAGTTGCAGGGTGTAGGAAGACCAATGAATAGGTTGATTAATCCTAACCCACATGAGATAGAGATGCTTCTTAAATACAGACTCGTTGGCTTCAATTGTAGACGTTATGATAACCATATATTATATGGGGCATTGATTGGATATTCTAACATTAAGATTTATGAACTTAGTCAAAAGATTATTCATGGTAAGAAAGCAATGTTCAATGAAGCATGGAACATAAGTTATACAGACGTGTATGATTATTCAAGAGAAAAAATGTCATTGAAGAAATGGCAAATTAAATTAAGAATCAAACATAAAGAACTTGGTTTACCTTGGGATCAACCTGTTCCAGAAGAGAAATGGATCGAGGTCGCCGAGTATTGTGACAACGATGTTATAGCCACAGAAGCAGTGTTCGATTATACTGCTGGTGATTTCAGAGCTAGACAGATGCTTGTTGCGATGACGAAGGCATTACGAGGTATAAATGTTTGCGTAAACGATACAACTAATAGTATCACTACTAAAATGATATTTGGTAATGATAGGAAACCACAATTAAATTATGTGGACTTATCTAAGGAATTTCCTGGGTATGAATTCGTTAAGACTTGGAATGACAAGACTCAGCGTTATGACAAGTTTAATATGTATCGTGGAGTAGACCTTAAGTTTGGAGGATATGTATACGCCGAACCAGGTATGTATACGGATGTCGGTTTAATGGACGTCACAAGTATGCATCCTAATTCAGCTATCATAATGAACTATTTTGGTAAGTATACATCCATCTTTGAATCTATAGTAAAAGCCAGAGTTTATATTAAGGATGGTAATTTGGAAATGGCGAAGGAATTATTTAATGGTGTCCTGAAACCATTCTTAGACGATCCATCAATGTCGGATGATACAGCGAACGCGCTTAAGATCGCTATTAATTCCGTATATGGATTAACATCAGCAAGATTTAATAACCCATTTAAAGACCCACAAAACGAAAATAACATTGTTGCATTGCGTGGAGCGTTGTTTATGAAAACCTTACAAGATGCATTGGTTGATATGGGGGTTCAAGTAATACACATTAAAACGGACTCGGTTAAGATTCCTAATATTACGCCTGAAATCGTAGAGTTCTGTCACAAGTTTGCCGCCAAGTACAAGTATGAATTTAATCATGAGGCAACGTACGATCGCATATGCTTGGTTAACGACGCGGTTTATATTGCTAAGTTAGATAAACATGGTATACGAAACAAAGGTGGAAAAAGGGCAAATGAATGGACTGCGACTGGTACACAGTTCAAAGTTCCGTACGTATTCAAAACGTTATTCAGTCATGAGAAAGTATTATTGGATGATTTATCTGAGGTTAAACAAGTTAAATCCGCTATTTACTTGAATATGAACGAAAAAGACGGAGTGGAAAACCTACAATTCATCGGACGTGTGGGTAATTTTAGCCCTGTTCTTCCGGGTAAAGGCGGTGGTATGTTAGTTAAGCCTGTTAAGAAAAAGGATGAGACGGTAGCGTACGACGCTGTAACCGGAACTAAAGGATTTAGATGGTTAGAAGCAGAGATGATTCAAGAATTAGATATGAGAGATGCAATTGATATTTCCTATTATACTAGAATGGTTGATGTAGCGGTTACTTCCATTAGTAAGTTTGGAGATTTCGAATGGTTTACAAGTGATTAAAAAAAATAAAAGGAGAAATAAAAAATGCCAAATGTTATTGAAACAGGCCTAGAAAAGGTTGATAATACCAAATTTATATTTGATGATCGTGGTGGATTTGAAGTACGAAATGCCTACATCTTCTGGACGAATTTCAGAGGAGAGGCTAATCAATTTGGGAATTCTGCTAGAAACTTTAATTTAGCAGTTACCCCAGAAGTAGGAAAAATATTAATAGAACGTGGTTGGAGAGTTAGAGAACGAGCATTATACAACGAAGGGTATATGCCAGAAGCGGTTGCTGCTGGGGATGAACCAAATCCAACATTATTCTTTGTTAGTATCAAGGTAAATATGAACAGTAAGAATCCTCCAATAATCAGTTTATATTCTGAATTTAGGGGTAGAAGAACTAAGAGAGCTCTTGAGATTGATAGTATCGGTGAGTTAGATCGCATTGATATTTCAGAATGTGACTTTGCTGTTAACCCATATGAATCACCTCAGTTTCCAGGTAAGGTCACTGGGTATTTGAAAAAGTTAAATGCCATACAAGTTCCGGACATTGAGTTTGGTGGTAAGTACGATGATTGGCTAGAAGAGGAAGACGATTGTCTTGCGTTGGGTACTTGTTCGTTGGATGATGAAGGTCATAAGGTATATGCCAAAGTTTAAAGTAATGTATAAAGTAAAGCAGTATGACTCGGAAGCTGGTGGATTAATAAGTCCACTGGCTAACAGTGCTGTGGATTATCGAATAGTCGATGTTCAAACTATTATCCGAGCTAAGACGAGTCGTCACGCACGTAAAAAAATAAGAAACGCGTTTGGATACTCGATAACGGGTATTCGTATAGAGGAGGTACCATCATGGATGACATTATTATTGAGAATGATACACCGTTAATCTTCGATGAGGATGAGATAACAAAACATCTTACGAAGACTGAGGGTAATATCCTATACAGTTTATATGAAAAAATGTATGCTGGTAGAAGAGAGGCTGGTTATAGACCACCGGTTTGTATGGAAGACAAGATAGCGGAACGAGTAAAGAATGTATGTGATTACAGAGCAACATTTGTTATTAGATTCGATTATAAGAGTGCTGTTGTGGTAGAAGTAGAAGACCCTCGACAAAAAAAAATAGAAGGATGCAAAATAATTTGGGAGAACTTAGAAGGGTGAAAATCAATTATGACAGAAGCTTATGGTGAAAAAATAGTGGACAACTATGGAATAATAACGCGTATAGGTTTAATGACCTTTAAAGAGGAAGGTAACCTATTAATATCGGTGAATACTTTTGATAAAGCATTGAGAAGGATTGCAAGATTAAAATTTAAAAAAATAAGAAAAACTATTTATACGAGTAGACCTGAAAAGTTATCAGCTACTCAAAAAGAACTATATGATGCATGTGTGAAAGAAGCGATGTTGGACTGTGCTAGACGCTCTGGATATTCTAGTTGTACTTTTAGAGTATTAGAAAAGGCGTCGGATGGCGATGTACCTTGTATCATAATAGAGAGAGCGGATGGTGGAAAAATTGGATGGCAATAAATGTGTAGCTTGTGGTAGGGATATGCCTGAGGGCAATCATGTATGTAAAGAGTGTTTGAAGAAAGCTAATGTTAAACCAATAGATAATGCTGTTAAAAATAGCAATAATTAATAAAGGACGTGTATTATGGCAGGAGTACAATTAAGAGATTACCAATATGACGCGATTGAAAAAATGTTTAATGGATGTATCCTTAATGGTGGTACCGGGGTTGGAAAATCTCGTACCGCTCTTGCCTATTATTATATTATGAATGGTGGTGAAGTTAATACCTCCAAACATATAAAAATGAAGGCTCGACCTAAGGATTTGTACATCATTACAACCGCTCTTAAACGGGATAAGAAAGAATGGGAGTTAGAGTTACTTAACTTTCGCATGTCTGTTGACCCTATGGAGAGTGGTTATAAGCATAAAATAGTAATAGATAGTTGGAATAATATCAAAAAGTACATGGATGCAAAAGACGCATTCTTTATTTTTGATGAGCAACGAGTTATAGGCTATGGTGCTTGGACTAAATCGTTCTTAAAAATAACCAAAGAAAACGAATGGATATTACTATCTGCTACACCGGGTGATACGTGGTCTGACTACATGCCCGTGTTTATAGCAAATGGATGGTATAAGAACAAAACAGATTTTGAAAGAAAGCATGCTGTGTGGTCTAGATATTCTAAATACCCAAAGATCGAACGATGGGTTAATGAAGGAAGATTAATACGTTTGCGTAAACATATTCTGATTGAGATGGCTATGATTAGAAGTACTGTACAACATCACGAACATATAATAGTGGATTATGATAAATTACTATATGCTTCGACGGCAACAAAACGATGGAATCCATACTTAGATAAACCTATAATAAACGCAAGTGAATTTTGTTATACGTTGCGTAAGATTGTTAATAGTGATCCATCAAGGTTTTATGCGGTCATTGGTATTCTAAAGAAGAAGCCAAAGGCTATAATCTTTTACAATTATGATTATGAGCTTGGTTTATTACGACGGTTATTCGGAGACACTCATAGAATCACAGAAAAGAATAAAGACAAACAAGATAGTATTACCAAGGATGATATTCCATGGATTCATTTAGTGGACGAGCGAATCGCGAAGTCTGAGTGGAATGGTCATCGACATGAAAAAATACCCAGTGGGGATTATTGGGCGTACCTTGTTCAATACGCTGCTGGCTCTGAGGGTTGGAACTGTGTCACTACAGACACTATTATATTCTACTCGCTGAATTATTCATATAGAGTGCTTATGCAGTCAAGCGGACGAATCGATAGGATGAATACTCCATATACGGATTTATATTACTATCATCTAACGAGCCAAAGCAAGATTGACTTGGCTATACGTAATGCTCAGAAACGTAAGAAAAAATTTAATGAAAAAGGATTCTCACCAGAATTCCTAGAGGAGGAAATAAAATAATGGATGCAAAACAAAAGACATATTTAATTAATGATAAAGAAGTTACAGAAGCAGTGTTTATAAATGAATTAAATTATCAGTTGAAGTTGGAGAAGCGACAAAACATTAGCCATGGTAAATTTACACAGGATGAACTGTTTAGTGTGGTTATGAATAATGAAAAAAAATCAACATTCTTCGAAGTGGGTAATAAGAAATTTAAATGTTATCCGAACGCATAAATTACATTGCCTACTATAGAAAGAGGAGGAGATAAAATGAACGATAACAATTTTAAAAAGTTGGTTTATGCAGGATTTGGTTTGATTTTCTTAAACGGTATTAAAAATAGAGTACTACGCATCAGACGAAACAACAAAAGGGTTGAGACAATTAATGAAATAGTTGAAACAATCAACGATGTTGGCGAGATGGGTATGGGAACTGTTGACTGTGTTAAGGAACTTACTAGAATTGTGGTAAACCATGATAAGAAAATTATTGATATTCAAAACAATCCAAAACTTAAGAAGAAGAAGGTCTAACACAGACTTTTTTCTTCTATTGTTTGCGCAAAAAATACATTGCCTACTATAGGAGGAATGATAGATATGAAGATTAAATTCATTAAGGATTTCGGAACCGGTGCTATAGGTATAAAGATAGGCGAAGAATTTGAGGTTGTTACTAAGAAAGAAGCAGACAAATGGAATGACTATGTACGGTATCAGATTAGGATAACCGGTATTCTGGGAGTTATTAATGTACCATCAGCATATGTAATAGAACTATAATAGAGAGATCACAAAGGTCTTTCTATTTTATATTTTAAAAAATAGAAGGAGAAAGAGATGAAAAACGAAGAAAGAAAATATTTTAGAGTATCAAGAAATGTATTAATATGGAGTTGATAATATATGTGTAAAGAATTAAAAACAATCGGTATAGCAGGTGAAGGTGCCACTGGTAAAAGTGGTATGGTTGAACAAATAGTAAAGGACGTTAATGAAACATTACGTAAACGTGGAATAATAATAGCTGTATACCCAGGAATGGGACAGGATTTAATCAGTGATATTTATGATGAGTATGTTTATATGGATGTTAGTAGTCTTGATTTTTACGACTCTGATAACCACAAAACAAATACCAAAACGTATATCGAAGATGCGATTGATATTGTGTCTGTGGAAAAAGGAAAGTATAGTGTGTGTTTTGTCGATGCTACTGATGAAATATTAGAAGCTTTGGCGTCTTTTAATGAACCATACGTTATATTCTATCCGGTAACTCCAAAAGAATCAATATTAAAAATGTTAGCTCAGATGTATGTGGCGAATCCTAGTGCTGGTCGCGCGAAGACGATAGCGGACGTAATATTACACCACGAAGAAAGAATCAATGAATTAAGATTATATCCTAATTCAATAGGAGCATCAACGGGTATAATCAATGAGGATTTAGTGAATGATTTGGTTTCTATGAGTTATGAAGAACGATTGCAAGTAATACGGGCATTCTCTATGATGAAAACTAGTTCGAAGAGGGGTAAATGATATGGTCGTGGCCCCCGAAAAGAATTGGATAACGTTTGATTACGTAAAGGGTGATATGATCGCTCATCAACCTCATGTTTTAACCAAGGGTGATAGAGTAGAGATTGATCACTTGGATGGTGTTTATGAGGTGTATAGAGCAGATTTTTATACCGTGACCATCATTAATGTTGATACGAATGTACACCTGATCATACATATCAGAGATGTTAAAAGGGTGTGTGTGTGATGGGACGAACATTAAGAACATTATCTGACATGCGTGCTGAACGGAGATATAAGAACGCCATCATCATTGATAATTGGCATCACTTAAAAGATTGGTATTCTAAAAATGGTCCATCAGACACACACGAGATAGTGTTTGATGATCACTCTGCTCGAATACAAGTGCGTAAAGAATTAAGAGATAAGACTGGTTATTATGGTACGTATGGTAATCATTACCATTACCTATCAACTCATACTTTTTATGGGATGGGTATTTGGATTCAATCAACAGAACAATTATACAAAGCTGGATTCAAAGGAATCATCATTCGTAACTGGGATGCAAAAGAAGAAAATCAAGAATGGCCCAAGGAAACATGGACCAGTTAAAAAAATACATCCTGAACATTCGACATTTGACGGAGGAGACTCAGTTAGAGCTTAAGGAGTATGCCAATGAGTTACAGATCGATGACGAAACCTTGTGGTTTGATATTTGCATACATAATTCAACAGAGGCCATACTAACCACCGATGACATACGTATGTTAATCACTAAGTATAGACCTAGAGCTATTGATACCTTATTAATATCATACGTTACCGTAAAAGCAATAATGCAAATTAGTGGGGTTAGTCAATACAATCCTTGGGGGGCGTATACCACACCCAAAAGAAAAAAGAAAAAAATATTTAATCAAGAAACCAAACAATATGAATTTAAATAAAAGGATGACTTAAAATAATTCATTGTTTACCTAAACAGGGTTTAGTAAAAACTTAAGCGTGTTTGCGCAAAAAAAGGAGAACTTATGAGTAATATGAGTGAATTAGATATAGAAAGACAAGAAGCAAAGAGAGTAAGAGCGTATATAGCTAATGATATTCGAGTAGCAAGAGAAGTATTCATTATGCAATTATGCTTAGCGTTATATGAAGAACAAGAAACTAATATAGAATTCGGAGTAACTAATTTTAGAGAGGTTATTAACGAATTCATTAAAGGTGATTCAGCAGACACATTAACTTTGGATGGAAAAATATTCTCATCCTACCTGGAAGACATCGCGTATGATGTGGGTGGCCCAGATGGAGATGATACGGCATGCGTGTTCACGATGGTTGGGGACACGCCTCAAATCTATCCGATGAAAATGTATACGGTAACGTATGATATTAATGTGGTTCCATTAATCGTTGCTAAAGTTAGACGTGCTCAAAAATGGAAACGAGTTTCAACATTCATCGAGGCGACTAGTTTCAAAGAAGCTCGAGAAGTATTTAAAGCGGAATTCAAGAAGAATAATTCAGATAGAAATTAAGAGAACCTGGACAGAAGCGTTCACGGACATATCACAGGCGTGGAAAGATTACAAATTAGATGATTGGAATAAAGTAGGTAAACCAATAGCGGTATTTTTCATCACGTTAACAAATGTTATGTATACATTAGTTATGCTTATGGGATTATTAATTATTACCATATTAATGAGCGTGGTGTTTCCCGCGTTAATCATAGTCGTTGGACCACCCATGTGGTTATTAGGATTGATATTTGAAAAGATAGTTAGAGTACTCAAGAAGAAGAGTGAGACGATAGCGGACGAATAAGAAAGGAGGAATCCTATGATGTATAGTTATTGCGATTTATATGGGTATGGTAAACCATCTAGTTTATATGGGTATGGTAAACCATCTAGTAAGGAGTTGTATAGAGAGTACACTGAGAGTAGAACTAGAAGAATGGAGAAACCTTTTTTATACCCAGATCCGATATACAAAGACATTAGGAGTTATAGGTGTCGGAACCCAGATACTACTGATTGAAATTTAAGAAGAGTAGTTCATACAGAAGACCATATAAAAAGAAGCGGCTACATAGTCTCTTCTTTTTTTGTAACGCATCAAATACATACCTCTTTATAGAAAACTAAAGGAGGTTTTAAAATGATTGAAGGATTAATATTTTGTACGTTATTTGTATTAGTATATGCAATAGTGAGACACGAGTATTATAGAGACATAGATCGTAATAAAGCAGAGAAGGTTATAAGAGATTAGGGAAATTTACATATTCCCTTTCTTTTTTCGCACATATTACATGGTCCATAATAGAAAGAAAAAGGAGGAATAAATTATGAAAGAGGAATTTTTAAAAGTTATACCAGCCATACCAAATGGCAAGGGAACGATTATGATGTATCTACACAGTAATGGTAAAACACATCCGACCGGATTAGAATTCGCAACTTTAGAGTTAGCCGATAAATATTCAGACATCATTGGAGATGTTGTGGATGATTGGGTTAGAACTGAGGTTCTTATCAATAGGGGACGAGGTATGTTACTAGGTGTTGGTATTGGAGTGATTGGTATTGGAGTAGTATTATTGGTTAAAAAACTTAAAAAGAATAAACTTGAACAGGATATTTAACATATCCTTTTCTTTTTTTATTTACGCAAACACTGGTAAAAAAGACGAATCATACACCGTGGAGTTTACCTAATAAAGCCCTGTCACTTTTGTGTCAATTATCAATATATAAATGACATATTCATTGATATTCGCACAATATAATAATATAACAGTAAAAAACATCTTTTTGTGTCACTTTTGTGTCACTTTTGTGTCACTTTTCGGGAAGGAATTGACATGGAGTTTGGGTAATAATACGGGGTGTTTAGGTAATTCTCACGGTGTGTGTATGGGTTTGTGTCACTTATGTCACTTTTATTTATATATTAATTTAAAATAAAATATTAATATAAGATTAACTTAGAAAAGTTTTTGACATTTGACACAAATGATAGTGTCGCACTAAATACATAGTCTTTTATAGAGAGAAGAGAGTATATTGCCGAAAAAGTGGTATACATTTATTTTTACATTTTACTCAGTTAGAGAAGGCGGAGATGTATGATGAGAGAGACAGGTAAAAATGGGTATCAATCAGTAGTCAAGAATAAGTTGAAGAAACAATTTCCCGACTGCGAAGTACACAAGTTAGACCCAAATGATATTCAGGGTAGTCCAGACTTACTAATGCTATGTCCAATAACATGGGCCACATTAGAAGTTAAGGGTAGTAGTAAATCAAAAAGACAACCCAACCAAGAGTACTACGTGAAGAAGCACGATAGTATGAGTTTTTCAAATATTATATTTCCCGAAAATGAAAAAGAAGTTTTTGACAGATTACATATACACGTTAAACACTTTAATAAAGGAGAAGGAGAACATAATGATATTTAATGAACATAAGAAATTAGAAGGACAACACGCTTTCTTAGGCGCGAGTACATACCATTGGTTAAGATGGGATGAGGATACGCTTGAGAAAAGATACTATGGTAGATATTCAAAAACTATAGGAACGGCACTTCACGAGTTAGCGGCAGATTTAATAAGTAACAAAATTAAATTGGCAAAGAGTGATAAGAAAATAATTATCATAACACTCACTAAACTAATGATACCAAGAGGTGCGTATGATCCAGAAGAAATATTAAACAATCTAATGTCATTCGTTAATGATGCTATTGGATTTAGAATGGCTGCCGAGGTAATATTATTTTACTCACACAGTTGTTTTGGCACAACAGATACTATAGTATTCGATGAATTCAATAAGATTCTAAGGATACACGATTATAAATCAGGAATCACACCATCCAAAATGGACCAGTTAATGATTTATGCTGCCCTATTTTGTTTGGAGTATAAAAAGAATCCATTCGATTTTGAAACGGAATTACGAATATACCAAAACGGGGAAGTAATGATATTTACCCCAGAACCAACAGAGATCGAAGGTGTAATGAATTTAATAGTTTTTAAAAATAAATCAATTTTAAAATTTTTAGAAAGGGAGTATAGAAGATGAGTCATGACATAAATGATTTAACTGATGAAGAATACTTACTTCACTATGGTACTCCCAGACATTCGGGTAGATATCCTTGGGGTAGTGGTGAAGAACCATTCCAAAGAAGTGGTGATTTTTTAAGTAGAATAGACGACCTAAAAAAACAAGGTATGACCCCAACACAAATAGGCGAATCATTGGGTATTAAAACAACTCGTCTTAGAGCATTGGAGACAATAGCAAAGAATATTAGAAGAAAAGATCTATATTCCAAAGCTAAAACACTAAAGGAAGAAGGATTTAGTAATGTTCAAATTGCTGATAGACTCGGTCTTCGTGGGGAATCATCTGTTAGATCGTTATTAAACGCCGACTCATTGGCTAGGATGGCGATAGCAGATGACTTAACAAACACATTACGTGAATTAATTGACACGCGTGGTATGATTGATATTGGTGCTGGTGTACCTAGACAATTGGGTGTATCTAAAGAAAAAATGGATGTTGCCATAGAGATGTTAAAAAATGAAGGTTATGTGGTACATGGGAACAGAGTCCCACAAGTTACAAACATTGGTAAACTAACAACACTAAAAGTTATATGTCCTCCAGGCACACCATCATCCGCTATATATAATTACGGGGATATTAAATCGGTATATGATGTGACATCATTCGATGGTGGTAAAACATTAAAACCAGCGTTTCGATATCCCGCTAGTCTAGATTCAAACAGGATACAAATTAGATATGCAGAAGAAGGCGGTACTGAAAAAGATGGGGTTATAGAGTTAAGAAGAGGTGTGGATGATATTTCATTAGGCACATCAAACTATTCACAGGTGCGTATATTAGTTGATGGAACACATTATTTAAAAGGTATGGCCGTTTATTCGGATAACATGCCAGATGGTGTAGATGTTATATTTAACACTAATAAAAAATCAAATGTTTCTAAAATGGACACTATGAAAAAAATAAAAGATGACCCATTGAATCCATTCGGTTCCACTATTAAAGAAAGAGGTGGACAATCAGAATGGACTGATGAAAATGGTGTTGTGAGGTTGACCGTAATAAATAAGAGATCTGATGAAGGTGATTGGGGTAATTGGTCAAGGGAGATATCGGCTCAATTTCTATCAAAACAACCACAAAAGTTAATAGATAGACAGATTGATATTTCAATAAAAGCGAAAGTAGCCGAATTTGATGAAATTATGTCACTAACAAACCCAACGGTCAAGAAAGCGTTATTAGAATCGTTCGCTGACGAATGTGACGCAGCCGCGGTTAGTTTGAAAGCTGCTGGATTACCAGGAGCTATGTATAAAGTTATATTACCAGTGACATCACTAAAGGATAACGAAGTATATGCACCCCATCTAGATGATGGTTCCATGGTCGCACTAGTTAGGTATCCTCATGGTGGTACATTTGAGATACCAACACTAACGGTTAATAATAGGAACAAAGAGGCTATTAACATAATGACAAAAAACGCAACCGACGCGATAGGTATTAACGCGGTCGTAGCTGATATTATGTCAGGAGCAGACTTTGATGGTGATACCGTAATGGTAATACCAATGAGTGATAGAATAAAAATTAAATCACAAAACCCACTAAAGGATTTAAAAGGGTTTGATACCATATTAGCATATGGACCAGATGAAACACACGTTGATTCTGATGGTAATGAGAGATACTATAGAGGTGGGAAAGAGTTTGCAATACTAAGTGAAACAAACACCCAAAATCAAATGGGTATCATATCAAATTTAATTACAGATATGACGTTACTTGGGGCTCCCAATGATGAATTAGCTAGAGCAGTTAAACATTCAATGGTTATCATAGATGCTAATAAACATGGACTAGACTATAAGCAGTCTGAAGCAGATAATGGTATAAAGGCATTACATAAGAAGTACCAGACACAAGTCGGTCCATCGGGTAAGATACATGGTGGAGCAGCTACATTAATATCTAAATCTAAGTCAAAAGCACCAGTTGGTGAAAGAAAGTTGGGTATGTATGTACATAAAGACACACTCAACGAACTAACACTGTTTGATGCTGATAATAAAATCTATTTAGATGAGAAGACTGGTCGTTTCTATACCGATAAAGAAAAGAGAACCATATACATTGATCGAAAGACTGGTGAGAAGCTATATACGTACACTAATCGGGAGTATATGCAGACGGCATATAAGAATGCTGCTGGAAAAACAAAAAAAGCATCGGTTATAGTTAAGGATGAGAAACTTTATTACAAAGGTGAAGATGGTACGTATAAAGAGATCACGAATGAAATAATTAAATCGATACCCGCCCTCACGTACTCAAAGAAGATGGCCGAAACCAACGATGCACACACACTATCATCAGGTACACCACAAGAAGAGGCTTATGCTGAGTATGCCAATCAACTTAAAGCACTTGGTAACCTTGCTAGACTTGAAACATTAACTATCACTAGTACACCTATGTCTAAGTCCGCTAAGGCGGCATACATAGAAGAGTATAAAACCCTTGTATTTAAGATAGATGAGGCATTACTCAATGCTCCAAGAGAAAGACAAGCACAAACAATGGCCGCATCAATTGTGCAATTGAGAAAACAAGAGAATCTTCGCATGACTCATGAGGAAGAGAGAAAGATTAGACAACAAGAGCTAAGTAGGGCCCGTATGCGTGCTGGTGCATCAAGAAAGATGATAGAAATCACACAAAATGAATGGAATGCTATACAAGCGGGTGCTATAAGTACTCATAGATTAAAACAAATTATTGCTAATGCAAACATGGACATACTTAGACAGTTCGCAATGCCTAGAGCAAGATTAACATTGAGTCCTGCAAAACTAAGAAGAATAGAGAACATGTCGAGGTCTGGTTATACTACGGCCGAGATAGCTAAAGCATTAGGTGTATCAGTTAGTACTGTATCTAAGACATTGAGAGGAGAATAAGATGATGAATACTAATAAAGCATTACGCCTTACAACAGTAGACAACCCTTATGATCCATTTACTCATTGGAAAGAATGGCTGCTATTTGATACAAATGCAGGATACCATACCTGTTCTAGATTGGCAAGAGTCACGTACATTAGTGATGCGTTCACTGAACCAGAGATATATGAACGTATTGAAGAAGGAATGGACGTGTTGATCACTACTGGGTCTCTGTCTAAAGATGGATCCCTAATAGAATACAAAAAGGTAATAAAAGAAACCAACATTGCTAAACAATAGTTTAGTTAAACAAACGAAATAAACAATAAGATACACAAATTGGTACACAATTAGATCAAAAGACACATCAAACTGTGTTAAACAGTCAATGATTGTCACACAATACAATGATGTGCTGTTGGACGCACATGTCTGGCACCCGTAGGGGGGTCTCTCAAAATATACACCCCCCTCAGCATCGCCCCGCTCTTAAAAATTCCTCCGGGGGTAAAATTTGGGTAGGGTTTTACTTTAAGTATCTAGTCAGGTGCATGGGCATTTGACATTATAAAGGATTTTCTTCTTTCTAAGTTCTCCTTTCCTTCTAAAATCTATTAAGATAGTGCGCAGATGTTCTGTGTATCTGACTAGATACTTAAAGAAACTATACCGAAAGGAGGGGTATCATGCCTCAAAGTAAGAGACAAGGAAGTGCGGTTAAAAGTAGCAATGCTATTAAGACCATGCGTCCAGCGTTAACACCAGAGGCTGATGAACAACAACTTATTTCGTTAGCCACAGATGTTGCTAGGGAACAATTGTTGAATGGAACAGCCTCTTCTCAAGTGTTAACACACTTCTTAGTTTTAGGGTCTAGTAAAAAAAGACTCGAGAGTGAGATTATGGAATTACAAAAAGATTTATTAGTTGCTAAGACAGAAGCCATACGATCTACAAAAACGATTGAAGAATTATACAGCAAAGCTATTCAAGCAATGCGAGTGTACTCTGGGCATGATGATGGTGGGGATGAATATGAGAAATAACATTAAAACATACTCCGACCTAATGCAATTAGAAACGTATGAGGAAAAATTTGACTACTTAACATTAAATGGTGCTGTCGGAGAAGACACGTTCGGTTTTGATAGGTATTTAAATCAACAACTTTATAAATCAAAAGAATGGAAGATGGTAAGAGACATCGTTATAATGAGAGACAATGGGTGTGATCTTGGATGTGATGGATATGACATTTTTGGAACGATATACGTACATCATATGAATCCTCTATCACCTGATGATTTTACGAACTCGTCGGAATACTTACTAAATCCAGAATATTTAATATGTGTGACATTGGATACACATAATGCAATTCATTACGGAACGAATGATTACGTAAATAAAAATAGGATAGTGACAAGGGAAGCTAATGATCACTGTCCTTGGAGAAACTAAAAAAAGGAGAAATTAAAATGGAACTAGATAATAATGTATTAAAAGAAGAAGTAAAAGAAGAAATAAAAGAAGAAATAAAAGAAGAAATAAAAGAAGAAATAAAAGAGAAAAAAACAGCGGTGGTTAAAAAACCGGAGCCTAAGAAAAAACCAGCTCCTAAGAAAAAACCAGCACCTAAGAAAAAAGTAGTAAGGGAAAAACAACCACATGAGGATGTTGTCCCAATTAAACCCGTTACACCAAAAAAACTAGGTGTGAAGACTGGCCATGTCACTAATTGTAATGCTTTAAGATTACGAGAAGGGGCTAATATTAGAACTAGTATATTGGCAACTATGCCAAAAGACTCAAAAGTGGAAGTTAATCTGGATAACTCAACGGAATCTTTTTATGAAGTAGTATATAAAGATTTGATCGGATTTTGTGTTAAAAAGTTTATTGACATAGGTTAATAAACATGGCTTCTATATTAAATTCAGCGACCGACTCAATACTAGAACAGGTAAAAAAAATATTGGGATTGGCCAGGGAATATACCTCATTTGACATCGATATTGCAATACATATTAATTCAGTGTTTAGTAACCTGACTCAAATGGGCGTTGGTCCGGAGGATGGGTTTACTATAGATGGATATGACCAATGTTGGTCAGACTTCACCACATCAAATATATTAAAAACACAACAAATCAAATCATATTTACCATTAAAGGTTAGATCAATATTTGATCCACCACAAAACGCCAATGTGTTAAAAGCGATGAATGATTCCATCGCCGAATTAGAACATAGGCTTTTTATTGAGGAAGAAAATAGTAGATATGTCGAATCCGTTGTGGAGGAGGAATAACATGATAAAAAAACATTTATCTCATCATGGAATCAAAGGGCAAAGATGGGGAGTAAGGCGTTATCAGAATCCCGATGGGTCGTTGACCGCATTGGGACAAAAGAAGTATAATACTGATAAGGACTATGACTCGAGATATAACAAAGCGTCTAGTGACGCACTTACTAGAGACTATAAAGAAAGAGACGCGGCCGCAGCAAAAGCAATTATAACCGGTACTGGAAAAGCAGCCACACAAACATCTGTCGCTATAGGTAACTCTGGTAAAAACAAATCTAAAGTTATAAATACTAAAAATTATGGTAAAATTTCAGATAATGATTTGCGGGCTAGGATAAATCGCATTAATATGGAAAATACATATGGTGAATTAACCGGTGATGCAAAAAGAGTTAGGACTGGTTCGGATTGGACTAGAGAAATATTACAAACCACTGGAGCTGTTATTGGTGTAGCTGGTACCGCAGCTGGTATAGCATTAACGATTGCCCAAATTAGAAACAAACAAGTTCCAAAAGCCAAAGGAGGCCCATAACACCATGGTAAAAAAATATTTATCACACCATGGAATAAAAGGGCAAAAATGGGGAGTAAGAAGGTATCAAAATAATGATGGATCGTTAACGGCACAGGGTAGAAGAAAGTATAACGTTAATGATGATGGTACCACGCAAATGAAAAAAAGTTATAAGAATAAACAACGCGCTATAGGCGCTGTTAAAACCCTTGTTGGTACATCCGTTGTATTAAGGGGTGGTTTAGGAATAAGTAATGCAAAAAGAGCGAATCTCGGAACCAGATCTAATAGGAGATTTTTACAAACTGGTAATATTAATCGTAGCGTGACCAATATGTTAATTGGGTCTATAGTTGTGGGAGCCGGGGTAAAAAACTTTATTAATTCGGTGAAGGATCAAACATTCAATTCAACTGGTATGGGGGCAACTCCTGAATATTTCGAAGGTAAACCCAAAACCAGAAAACAAGTAATAGCTCAAGAAAAAAGAAATAAAGGTAAGTAGGTGATTAATTATGGCGTTATCTAATACTGCAACACCTATATATTATGGTGAGTTTAGAGAAGCCGTAGTTAGAGGTGATATACCAGTATGTAGAGAAATCTCTATGGAGATGAATCGAATTGATGATTTAATCAAAAATCCAGGTATATACTATGATGATTTAGCAATAAACGGTTTTATCGAATATTGTGAAAAAGAATTAACCCTTACCGATGGATCTGATTTAAAAATGTTAGACACGTTTAAGTTGTGGTCAGAACAAGTATTAAGTTGGTTTTATTATGTGGAACGGAGTATATATGTAAAAGATGAAAGTGATAAACACGGCCACTATATAAAAAAGATGATAAAGAAAAGATTGATTAACAAGCAATACTTAATAGTATCAAGGGGTGCCGCGAAGTCGATGTACGCATCAGTACTTCAAAGCTATTTTTTAAACATAGACCCTAGTACGACATATCAAATAACCACTGCTCCAACCATGAAGCAGGCTGATGAAGTAATGTCTCCGATAAAAACAGCGATAACGAGAGCCAAAGGCCCTTTATTTCAGTTTTTAACAGAAGGATCTTTGCAGAACACAACTGGTTCAAAAGCTAATAGAGTTAAACTAGCCTCTACTAAAAGGGGTATCGAAAACTTCCTTACTGGTTCTATCTTAGAGATAAGACCTATGAAGATTGACAAATTACAAGGATTAAGATGTAAAGTCGCTTCTATTGATGAGTGGTTATCGGGCGATGTTAGAGAAGATGTTGTTGGAGCAATTGAACAAGGTGCTTCTAAAGTTGATGACTATTTGATAATAGCCGTATCATCTGAGGGTACTGTTCGTAATGGTTCTGGAGATACTATAAAGATGGAATTATTAGACATTCTAAAAGGGGAGTATGTTAACCCCCATGTTTCAATATTTTACTACAGATTGGATAGCGTTGAGGAAGTTGGAAACCCTGATATGTGGATTAAAGCTAATCCTAATTTAGGTAAAACAGTTTCTTACGAAACTTATCAATTGGATGTAGAAAGAGCTGAAAAAGCTCCCGCTGTTAGAAATGACATCTTGGCAAAAAGGTTTGGGATACCGATGGAGGGGTTTACTTATTACTTTACGTATGAGGAAACACTACCGCATCCTAAAAAGTCTTTTTGGGGGTTACCATGTGCACTTGGTGTGGATTTATCTCAAGGGGATGACTTCTGTGCATTCACATTCCTGTTCCCACTTCAAAATGGTGAATTTGGTGTGAAAACTAGAAGTTACATAACAGACTTTACTTTATTAAAGTTGCCAACGGCAATGCGTTTTAAGTATGACGAATTCATGAGAGAAGGGTCGCTCGTTGTGCACGAAGGTGCTATACTCGATATGATCCAAGTCTATGAGGATTTAGACGAACATATAATAAAAGAAGAGTATGATGTAAGATGTCTTGGGTTTGACCCATATAACGCAAAAGATTTTATCGAAAGATGGCAATTAGAAAACGGTCCTTATGGGATTGTTAAAGTAATACAAGGAGCAAAAAGCGAATCGGTTCCTTTAGGAGAATTGAAAAATTTAGCAGAGGAAAGATTATTATTATTTGATGAAGACTTAATGACGTTTGCTATGGGTAACGCTATAACATTAGAAGACACTAATGGGAATAGAAAACTTTATAAAAAACGTAGAGAAGCAAAGATTGACAATGTCGCAGCTTTAATGGACGCGTTCATTGCATATAAATTAAATAAGGAGGCGTTCGAATGATATGAATAAAAAATATTTAATTCATCGCATTAGAAGCGATACGGATGATGTTTTAATTCATTACGGTACCAAAGGACAAAAATGGGGTATTAGAAGATATCAGAATCCCGATGGGTCTTTAACATCTGCTGGAACTCGTAGATATGGTACTGTTGAAAACATGGATCGAACAAGGTCTAGAAATCAAAGAGTAGCAATTGGTGTCGGGGTGACGACGGCCGTTGTTGCTGGGACCATCATTGCTCGTAAAAATCGTAGTTTAAAAAAAAGAATAAGAGTGAATGATGCGGCAGATGCTGCTAGAAAATCTAAGCAAAAAGCCACAAACGCTAAGAGAGCTGCTACAATAGCAAAAAAGAAAGCTAATGGAACTTGGAGGACTGCTACCAAAATATCGATCCCAAAAGGCTCAGATGTTAAAATAACTAAGTATAGTAGTACTCTTGCTGGAACCCCATCCAATATTGTCAAAAGTGTATCTTATTATTTAAACGTTTTTGGTGGTACTCTTAAACCATGATAAAAAAACATTTATCTCATCATGGAATTTTAGGGCAAAAATGGGGAGTAAGGCGTTATCAGAATCCCGACGGATCGTTGACCACTAGAGGCGTCAAACGTTATCAGCGATTGGACCAAAAGTGGATTAATAAAAAGTCCGATAGGGTGTATGATAAAGCCATGAAAGATTCGAAACCGGAAATGAAAGCCTATGTAAAAGAACTACGAACAAAGGCTCCAAATGCTGGTAAAAGAACCATATTTAATATGTATAATAAAAAATTGGCATCGGTGATGAGAACCAAAACAAAAGACATTAGGTCACCATCTGGTAAAGTAATAGAATGGGTTGCCAAAAGAGGAACCGTTGGGGTTCATATGGCGTTGGCAGACCAGGGTTACGATATTAATAAATTAAAAAACGGTGTATGGGCTGATGGAAGAATCGCCTATAGAAAAAATCTAGTAGACATGCAAGAACAGAAAGGTGGTTAAGCCATGAGTGTAATTGATAGATTTAAACATGCTTGGAATTCGTTCATCGGCGAAGAGATAAAATCACCAATCGGTTATCATGATCTAGGGTATTCAACTAGTTATAAACCCGATAGAGTTAGGTATTCGAATGGTAATGATAGAACCATGGTTACTGCTATATACAATAGAATAGCCATAGACTGTTCGACGATACCTTTAAAACATGCTCGGGTGGACGATGATGATAGATTTTTAGAAATAATAAAATCCGGTTTAAACGAGTGTTTGACGATTGGTGCTAATAAGGACCAACCATCTAGAGCGTTTATACAAGACATAGTTATGTCACTATTTGATGAAGGAAGTGTCGCTATAGTACCAATAGATACGTCCGTTGACATCACTAAAGGTAGTTTCGACATAAATAGTATGAGAACCGGAAGAATCCTACAGTGGTTTCCAGATCACATTCAGGTTGAAGTGTATAATGACAGAAAAGGTGTAAGAGAAACCTTGACGCTTCCTAAAAAATCTGTAGCAATTATAGAGAATCCTCATTATGCAGTAATGAATGAGAGAAACTCAGTTTTACAAAGACTTATCCGTAAATTAAGCATTCTAGATATGATAGACGAACAGTCTGGATCTGGTAAGCTAGATTTAATAATACAATTACCTTATGTGATTAAATCGGAAGCTCGAAGAAAGCAAGCCGATCTCAGAAGGAAAAGTATGGAAGATCAATTGGCGAATTCCAAATTCGGGGTAGCATATACTGATGGAAGTGAAAAAATAACACAACTGAATAGAGCTGTGGAAAACAACTTATTGAAACAAATTGAGTACTTAACGAGTATGCTAAACGGCCAGTTAGGAATCAATGCGGCGATATTAGATGGATCTGCAAACGAGGTAGTTATGTTAAATTATATCACACGCACACTTGAACCGATTTTGGCAGCTATATCACAAGAGTTTAATAGGAAGTTCTTAACAAAAACTGCAAGAACTCAAGGACAGACGATTAGATACTTTAACGATCCTTTCAGGTTAGTGACGGTAACAAACTTGGCTGAAATAGCAGACAAATTCACAAGAAACGAAATAATGACTTCTAATGAAATGAGACAAGTAATTGGTATGAGACCAAATAAAGATCCTAGAGCGGATGAACTCCGTAATAAGAATCTTAATGAGGCCGAGCCAAAAACCGAGGAAGTTGTTAAAAAAGAAGAAGTCGTAGATAAAATAAAAAAAGGAGAAAAAGATGAGTAAACAATGGGACTTTAAAGGTTGGGCCACAAGACATAATGTGTTGTGTGGTGACGGACGCACCATTAAACCAGGCGCATTCGAACACAACGATAATCAAACAGTACCTTTAGTTTGGAATCACAACCATAAAGACGCCGATAATGTATTAGGACACGCATTATTAGAGTATAGAGATGAAGGAGTATATGCTTACGCAAAATTCAACGACACTAGTCAAGGACGAAATGCAAAAGAATTAGTGCGTAATAAAGATATAACAGCTTTATCAATATACGCTAATAAATTAAAACATAACATCAAAGATGTAATTCATGGTAACATTAGAGAATTAAGTCTTGTTTTAGCGGGATCAAATCCTGGTGCATATATCGAAACGGTTATGGCGCATGGTGAAGGTGATGATAGATCTGAAGAAGCTATTATTACAAACAATGCAGAGTTAGAATTACTTCACACTGGAACTGAAAAAGAACTTAGTGAAGAAGCAAAAACGGCATTAGCTATTAAAGAAGCAGCGAATCTTAAGCATGCAGAAGAATTAAAAGTTGCAAAAGAAGCAGCGGATCTTAAACATGCCGAGGAAGAAAAACAAAAAGAAGTAGATGCTAAAAAACAAAAAGAAATAGACGATAAGAAACCTAAGAAAAAATCCGAGGAGGAAAAGAAGAAAATGAAAGATAAAACAATAAAAGAAGTCTTTGAAACATTAGACGACGACCAAAAATTAATGGTGTACGCGCTTGTAGGTGCGGCACAAGAAGGGGACAACAGTATGAAACAAAATTTATTTGACAAAGAAATCGATAATGAAGACGAGTTCTTAACTCACGCGGAATTTGAAACAGCATTAACAGAAGCAAAACGTAATGGGTCTTTAAAGGAAGCGTTTATCGCACATAGTATCAGTAATATTAATAACTTATTCCCAGAAGTACAAAATTTAAACAAACAACCTGAGTTAATCTCAAGAGATGTTCAATGGGTTGCTGGAGTTATGGCTGGGGTATCAAAATCACCATTCTCAAGAGTTAAATCAACAGGTGCTAACCTTACTGCTGATGAAGCAAGAGCAAAAGGGTATGTTAAAGGCGCACAAAAAGTTGAAGAAGTTATTACATCTTTAAAACGTGTAACTACGCCTACAACTGTTTACAAATTACAAAAATTAGACCGTGATGATGTAATCGATATCACTGATTTCGATGTAATCGTATTCATGAAATCTGAAATGAGAATTATGTTAAACGAAGAATTAGCAAGAGCATTCTTAATTGGTGATGGACGTTCAGGAGCAAGTCCTGATAAAGTAAACCCATTAAACATTCGCCCAATCTGGGGAGACGATCCAGTTTATACTGTGGTTCGTGAATTAGTTCCAGCGGCGGAAGATACAGCAGCTCAAAAAGCTAAAGCATTTATTCAAGACATCATCCGTTCGAGAAAATTATACAAAGGTTCAGGAAATCCTGCATTATACACTACGGAAGATCAATTAGTGGAAATGTTATTAATGGAAGACACTAATGGTAGAGTGATTTATGACTCAGTTGCTAAATTGCAAACTGCTTTACGTGTAAGTAAAATAGTAACAGTTGAAGTAATGGAAGGTGTAAACCGTGTTATTTCAGAGGATCAATGGGACTTAATGGGCATTCTTGTAAACTTAACTGATTACAATGTTGGTGCTGATAAAGGCGGACAAGTAAACATGTTTGATGATTTCGATCTTAACTTTAATAAATACGAGTACTTAATTGAAACTCGTTGTTCTGGAGCTTTAAAGAAACCTTATAGTGCAGTTGTATTTGAATCTAAAGGCCCAGTAGTAGCAGGTTAATACCTGTTTAGGTAAACAATCAAAATGGGAAAATATTGTGGTACGATAGGATACGGAACAACAGTTGAGACGGTACCAGGGGTGTGGAAACCAGTGATCACAGAGCGTCCGATTTATGGGGACGTGGTTAAAAACACCAGACGACTTGATAGCAGTGAAAATCTGAACGACAACCTTGGGGTGTTAATTAAGATTAGTTTTCTAGCCGATCCATATGCGTTACAAAATTTTCACCTGATTAAATTCGTGAGTTACATGGGGGCTCTTTGGAAGGTCAAGTTGGTCGACGAAGAGTTCCCTAGACTTATACTGACTTTAGGGGGTGTGTATAATGATGAGCGCTAGCAGGCAGAAACTGCATACAGAATTAATGTTAATTCTAAAATCAAAGAACGTCTATTTTCAACCCCCGGAGTCAATTAAAATTAAATACCCCGCGATAGTGTATTCGCGTAATGATGTCGATAACACGCACGCAAACAATGGGGTGTACAATCAAAAAATTAAATACAAAGTAACGGTGATCGATTACGATCCCGATAGTAGAATAGTAGAAAAAATGTTAAAACATGAGTATGTGGTATTTGATAGACATTTTGCCGTTAATGGTTTAAATCACGATCAGTTCACAATTACTCATACACAAAAATAAAATAAAAGGAGAAATAAAAAATGCCAAAATTAATTTGGGACAAATCAGGAGAAAGATTCTGGGAAACAGGTGTTTCTAAAGGTGTATTATTCCCTATGAATGATCTGGGAGAATACCAAGACGGTGTGGCGTGGAATGGATTAACAAACGTTACACAAAGTCCTTCAGGAGCAGAACCATCTGCTATTTATGCAGATAATATTAAATATTTAAGTTTGATGTCAGTAGAAGAATTAGAAGCATCAGTTGAAGCATATACATATCCAGATGAATGGGCTCAATGCGATGGTTCGTCAGAACTTGTAGATGGTAGTGGGGTTTCGCTAGGTCAACAACCTCGTAAAAAGTTTGCACTATCATACCAAACAAAAATCGGTAATGATTTAAATGCTGATTTAGGGTACAAGATTCACATTATTTATGGATGTTATGCGGGACCAAGTGAGAAATCACATGATACTGTTAATGATAGTCCAGAAGCAATGACTTTCAGTTGGGATATCACAACAACACCCGTTGATGTAGTTAATTTTAAACCAACAGCATCAATCGTAATTGATTCGACGAAAGTGGATCAAGCAGTAATGGCAGAAATAGAATTAGTTCTTTATGGAGATACTAGTCCTGCTGCAATATTATTACCTAGTGATATATTCACTATAGTTGATACGGGATCATATTTAGAATTCCTTGACTTCTCTATATTATCTGCACAATCGTATCAAATAACTCACGCACCATTCCCAGCAACACTTGCAATTAAAGATGGGGAAACAGCATTAGTAGTAACAACTGACTACACATATGATAATACGACTGGTATCATCTCATTTGTAGCAGAGCCAACAGGAACTATCACTATTACAGAAGGTTCGTAATAGATAAATTAAAATAAAATTAAATAGGGGTTGTGGTTTAATCTGCAGTCCCTTTTAATTTTTTTAAAAAATTAAACTAAAAAAAGGAGAAATTAGAAAATGTTAACTAAAAAAGTAAAGTATACAGATTACAAAGGTGTTGAAAGAGAAGAAGAATTTTTCTTCAACTTATCAAAAGCAGAAGTAGCAGAAATGGAATTAAGTCATCAAGGTGGATTATCAGCGAAAATCGAAAGAATCGTTGCGGCACAAGATAGCTCTGAAATTATTTCATTATTTAAAGATTTAATCACTAGATCATATGGGGTTATCTCAGATGATGGACGAAGATTCATTAAGACGGGTCAACTTAGAGAAGAGTTCCTACAAACAGAAGCCTATTCAGAATTATTCATTGAATTAGCTGGCGATGCCGATGCGGCGTCCGCATTTGTAAATGGTATTATCCCTAAGATGGATAAGCAACTAGCGGCAACTACAAAATAAAAAAACAAAGGAGAAAAAGGAATGCTAAAAATATATATACCGAGCACCAGACTCTGGAATGTAAAAACAGAAGAGTTTACGACAACAAAAGAGTGCACGTTTATGATAGAGCATTCCTTAATCTCTATCTCTAAATGGGAATCAACATGGCATATACCATTCATAAGTGATAAACCAAAAACCAACGAACAAACAATAGATTATGTTAAGTGCATGACAATTACACAGAATGTTAAACCAGAAGCGTATGCTGGTCTAACAAAAGGTAATTTAGAAGCGATAAGTAATTATATACAAGACTCTAGAACAGCAACATGGTTTGGTAAACCAAGAGTTCCACCCAAACCACAAAAAAAAGAAACGGTTACAAGCGAATTAATATACTATTGGATGGTATCATTAGAGATACCTTTTGAGTGTCAAAAATGGCATTTAAATAGATTATTAACATTGGTGAAAGTTTGTAATGCGAAAGCGAAATTAGCAAATACCAAACAACCAAAAGGTAATAAAAAGAAAGTATTAGCTAAAAATTCTGAAATGAACGCAGCTAGAAGAAAATCACTAGGAACTTCTGGTTAAAAACTAAAAAAGGGGACTTCGCAATGATAAAGATAAAAAGTAAAGGTAATTGGGATAGAACCGAACAGTTTTTCAAGAAGTCCAATAGGATAACCAAAATTGAAAAGATTACGGCACTAGCTGAAAAATGTATAGACCGTTTAATAGAAGCAACGCCAAAAGATTCTGGCGTAACAGCAGAGTCATGGAGTTACGAAATAGAGAGATTGAATAATAAAGTAAAGTTATACATAAACAATTCAAACATTCAAAATGGAATAAATATAGCATTGTTATTGGAGTTTGGCCATTCTACCAAGGGTGGTACATGGGTAGAAGGACAAGAATTTATTGGATGTATAACACAAGAAGAGTATAATAAAATACTATCTGAAACATGGAAGGAGTTGGAAAAATTATGAGTAAGTTCGTGGATGAACGCGTCGTTGAGATGTCGTTTGAAAATAAAAAATTTGAGAAAAATGTAAAAACCAGTATGGGTACAATTGACGAACTTAAAAATAGTTTGGACTTCTCTGGGGCAGCGAATACAATAAACGAACAATTAAATGGGGTAAACGCCAATGGATTAACGTCTGCTATTATGAGCGTTAAACAAGGTTTTACAGCATTTGAAGTATCTTCTATAACTGCTATAGCCAACATCACCAATAGATTAATAGATATGGGTATAAGTATGGTGAAAGTATTAAGTACCGATAACATTGGAGAAGGTTGGACCAAATTCGGTCAAATAGCAATTAGTGAAGCAACATTATTAGCACAAGGGATAGAAACATACGATGGTGAAATTACCGATATACTAGCGAAATTAACTTGGTACGCGGATGAGACATCGTATTCATTAACTGATATGGTTGATAACATGTCTAAGTTCACCGCTTCTGGTAGAACACTGGATGAATCAGCAAATGCGATGATGGGTATTGCGAACTGGGCGGCGTTAGCTGGTCAAAATTCACAAAAAGCAAGCACCGCAATGTATCAATTATCTCAAGCATTGGGTAAAGGTTCTGTTAGATGGGCCGATTATAGATCTATAGTTAATGCTAATATGGATATGAAAGAGTTTAGAAAAAAAGCATTGGAAACGGGTGTATTATTAGGAGAGTTAACTCAAGACGTAGATGGTATGTACACATCAATGGATGGTAGAACATTCGGTGCAGATCAATTCACAGATTCATTAACCTCGCAATGGTTCACATCAGATGTATTATTAAGGGTTCTTAATGAGTATGCAGATGGTGCTAATAAAATTTACGAATTAATACAACAAGATGATGATATAAACACCGCAACAGACGCTATAAAAAAATATGGGGACACTATAGACGCGTTTTCATTAAAAGCTTTCTTAGCGGCACAAGAAGCAAGAACGTTCAGAGATACAATAATGGCCGTACAGGATGCAGTATCATCTGGGTATATGATGATCTTCACTCAAATGTTTGGTAATGTTGCTGAGGCGAAAGTGTTATGGACAAACCTAGCGAATGAGTTGTATAATGTTTTTACAAAAGGTATATGGAAAAAAATAGACGTTTTATCTTTATGGGCCGATCTCGGTGGTAGAGATGATTTGTTTGCAAGTACAGAAGATAATACTGGCGCTTTTTGGAATTTGTTTAATGCTATGGTGGCCATAAAAGATTTAATAGCAGGCGCGTGGCGTGATGTATTTGGGTTATCAGACTTAGAAGACTATGATGACCAAGTAGTGGACATCGCTCATCAACTAAAGAGATTAACTGAAAGAATTAAAGAATTTACAAGCTGGTTATTCTTGAATAAAAAAGCAACCGAAGATGTAACTAATATATTTAGAGGGTTATTTTCAGTATTTAAAATCATAGGTAAAGTAGTAATCGCGGTGGCTAAAGGATTTGCACCATTACTTGCTGTATTTGGAGTATTGGGTGGTCAGACAGATGTATTAGGTTTCTTAGGTGATTTAGGATATCAGTTATACATGTTTGCTGAAAGCGACGCACCATTCGATGCTATAACAGCATCCATCACAAGATTTTTTGATTATTTGATAAGTACTTACAAAGATGTAAAAAACTATTTCGATTTATTGAATAGTGATAATAAATGGGCTAAATTAGCTGGTCGAAGTATCGAGCAATTGACACCTTTGGCACAATTTTTAATTCCAATAATTATAAATCTTACAACAGCCTTTAATTGGCTTAAAGATAAGTTGGTAAACAATGTTTATCCAGCGTTATTAAAAATTGGAGGATTCTTCGTATGGTTTGGGCCAGCGATATGGGATGTAATGAAAAAAACAGGAGCGCTTATATCTCAATGGATAAACTGGATTCAAACGAATGAAAAAATTCAAAATGGTTTTATAAAACTCAAAGAAGTATTGGCGGACATAGGCGCCGCGTTCTTAATAGCGTATGAAGCTGTTAAAAAATTCTTTGAATCATTCAGTAAGAAAGATACTCAGGAGTTTGAGGCTGTTCCGGAAAATGTAGAAAAATCACTAACGCCTTTACAAAATTTCATAAAAGGCCTAGTGACATTATTGGAAGGTTTTTGGGCCGTGTTAAAAGCGGTTGCATCAACAGTAGGGGAAATCTTTTTCTATATAGGTAATGTGTTAAGTGTTATCGGAACTAAATTAAAAGAAATATTTACTGGTTCAGATGGAGCTTTAAACTTTGCGAAAATATTTAACATGACCTTTTGGGCTGCTGTTATACTTGGCATATATAGATTCGCAGATATGTTAAGATCAGTAACCGCGGTATTTAGAGATGCGTTTGATTCAATGTTTGACTACTTTAATTCTAAAGCGTTAGAACAATATATGAACACTATAAGAAACATGGCTATTAGTATACTAATGATGGTTGGAGCATTGTTAATATTGGCATCCATGGATGCAGCAGCTCTTAAAAAGAGTATGATAGCAATGACAGCACTTGTTAGTTTTATAGTTGGTGCTATATGGCTTATGAAAACACTTGCTGCGGTGACTAGCTCAGTGAGTAAATCAGGGAGTTTATTTAAAGGAATTAAGGATATAAAAAGTGAATATTACAACCTATACGGGGTTGCAGCAGCGTTTATGGCAATAGGCGCCGCTATATTATTATTAACATTCTCATTGAAGATGATATCAAACATGGAGCCAGTGGCGATATTAAAAGGGTTGGCTGTTATAGCATTAATGTTAGTAATGATAATTAGTGTTATGAAATTAGTGGCTGAAAAAAAAGATGATGAAAGAGCTGTTAATAAAACAGTTAAATCAATGGTTAAAGTGGCATTAGCGATAGCGTTACTAGTGAGACCGTTGAAAATAATTGGTAACATTGATTCAGAAACTAGTAAAAGAGGATTAATCAATATAGGTGTGTTAATGGGTATATTAGCATTATATTCTAGATTTTCAAAGTCGATAAGTAAGTCCGAAAGGGCAATACACTCATCTATAGCAATGGCGGTGGCATTAACTATACTATTAATTCCATTAAATGTTATAGGAAATATGGCGGATGAAACCATAATAAGAGCATTGACAACGATGCTTGGGGTATTTTTGGTATTGGTGCTTATTAATAAGGTATTGGATAAACAATTAACAAAAGCTAGAATGCAAAATATGGCAACAATGATGTGGTCGTTAATACCGTTTGCAATTGGTATGACGTTATTTGCTGGAGCATTGCTTGCACTAGGTAGTCTTCGTATGACTACGGTTGGAAAAGCTCTTTTAACAATGGTTGGTATATTCGGAATATTAGTGATAGTAAATAAAGTACTAACGAATAAATTAACAAAACCAAGAATGAAAAATATGACTAGAATGATGTTCATGCTTTATCCAATGGCTGGTGCTATGATGGCGTTCACATTCGTATTATTGGGATTGGGCAGCATACCTTTGGTCAAACTAGCAAAGAGTTTGGGTACAATGGCTGCCATATTCGGAATGATAGTTGTAATTAATAAGGTTTCAAAGAATCAATTAACAAAACCAAGAATGAAAAATATGACTAGAATGATGTTCGCATTGATGCCGATGGCTGTTGGTATGGCCGCACTTGGGGTATCACTTGCGTTTTTAGGAAGTATGAAATGGGAAACAATAATAAAAGGATTAGGATTATTCACATCAATGTTAGTGTTATTAGGGGCTATGTCTTATGTGGCAAATTATTTTGGCGCTACATTAGCATTAGCGGCTCTAGGGTTTTCATTAGTGCCATTAGCATATGGTATCATGGCAATTACCGCGGCAGTAACAGCGGTTGGTTTGTTACCATTCGAGGCTATTAAAAAAGGATTGCTATCAATAGCGGCCATATTCGTAGTACTAACGGTATTAGGATACATAATACAACCAGTGGTACCGGCGTTATTAGGTGTGGCAGCGACATTCTTTTTATTTGCAGCAGCAATGGGTATATTAGCGGCATCGTTAGCGGCTGTGGTAACAGTTGTATCAGTGTCTGGTATTGCATTTGCCGGAGCATTATTAGCAATGGCTGCAGCTACATTAGCAGCAGTTCCAATGTTTATGGCGGCTTTATGGGTATTCGTAGAGGGATTGGCGTTAATAATAAAAAAAGCGATACCTTTAATCATAGATAATATTGTATTATTCTTCACGAAGATTTTAATAGCATTCGTCACGGTAATACCATTACTAATAGAAACACTAGTGACTCTAACAAGAGCTATAACCACCGCAATGGTGGATGTATTTCCAGAAGTGGTAACAGCATTGTTAACGTTAATGGACATTCTGTTTACAGCGCTTTATCAAAAACTTCCGGCATTAGTGTCAACATGGATAGATTATTTTATTGCTATGATGGAAATGATAACAACAAGGATACCAGACATAGAACCATCGATTAGTAAATTTATGGTGGCGTTTGTTAAAGCTATGGTAGACCATACCATAACAATGTTACCAGTACTTATTGATGCGGGTTATGATTTGATATTAGCCTTATTAGAAGGTATAGGAAATGCTGTAGTAGAAAAAGCACCCGAGTTTAGAAAAGCAGTAGATGTATTCTGCTCCCAAATCTGGGAAGGCATGAAATCATTCTTTAAAATCGGCGAGGCAGCTACGAAGATGGGCGAATTAGTAGGATTTTTAATAGGTGGACTGAAGGCAAGTTTTAATGGCGGGACCGTAGGACTCGCGTTATACATTGCTGAATGGGCCGCGGATGTATTTGAACCATTAATAACAGAAGCTAAAACAGCAGGAAAAGATTTAGTAAACAAAATCAAAGATGGTATTAGCGACGCTTGGGAATCAAATAAATCGTGGTTCTCAGAAAAAGCCGACAAATTACTGTTAGCATTTAAATTTACAACACTCATATTAAAAGCTGTTGGTAAAAACTTCTTAGATAACATTAAAGAAGGGGCCAGTGATGCTTGGGAGGTAGTTAACACCTGGTTCTCAGAAAAAGCGGCGGCTATTTTATTACTATTTAGCGCATTATCATCAAAGTTTAAAACACAAGGTGAGGATATGTTATATAATTTAAAATTAGGAGCGATTATTGGATGGATTGCGGTCAATGTGTGGTTTACCAATAAAGTGGCAGCTATCGGAGAATTCTTTGGAATTGATACGTTAAAACAAGCTGGTATAGATATAATGAAAGGTTTAGCCCAAGGAGTTATAGAGGGTTGGAATGCAATACCAGAATTAGTAGCAGAACTTGGTGATGGATTTGTTACCTTATGGAATGATATGTGGGGTATAGAATCACCATCGAAAGTGTTTGCTGAAATTGGTAAATATGTAGATTTAGGTCTTGCTAAAGGTATATCGGATAATACTGACGCCATTCATAAAGCAACTAGAGAAGTGGGCGATGAAGCATCCGATGGTTTAGAAAGTTCTGGATTATCAAAAGTATTACAAGATCTAAACAAATCATTAGAAGCGGACTTCGAAAACGAGGTTGTTATACGCCCGGTCATGGATCTTTCAGAAATTCAAAATGGAAAAAATATGCTACTTAGCATGATGAAAGAGTTTGATGGATATGGTATAGCGGGATCAAATAGTATAGCAGGGTCCGCGAGAGATCAAATAAACAAAGTTGTAGCGGCGAACAGATCTAATAATCCGAGCTCAACCGTAGAAGGAAATGATACATCGGGTACGATAAACAATACATTTAATATTCAAGGGTCTAACCCTAAAGAAATAGCAGCAGAAGTTTCAAAAGTATTACAAATACAAGTGAATAGGAGAAATGCTAAATGGGCACTTTAAAGTTTAATGGTGTAACCATTCTCGATAATGATTCGACATTTACCGAACCTAAAATTGAAGGGGTTGTGATACAAACCCCTCCTCTTTATGAGTTTCCAGCAAAAAGGGTAAGTACGATTCAGATTCAGGGTCGAAATGGTGATATAATCATGGATAAAAATTCTTATGAGAATGTTTTAAGATCTTATAATATTGCATCTGTGTTTAGAGCAGGTGAAACGTTCGTATCAAGAGCGCGTGAGCTAGTAGACTGGTTAACATCGACTAATGGATATGCCAGACTTGAAGATTCATATGAGCCTCTTTACTTTCGACTAGCGATGTATAGAGCAGGGGGGAGATTTCCAAATTACTTTGATAAAGCGACAGCTATCAAGATTGATTTTGAGTGTAAACCACAAAGATTTTTAATAACTGGAGAAACACCAGAGGACTTGGACGATGCTACATGGGTAAATATAGTAAACACTACTAATTATGTAGCGTTACCAGAGATAACTATAAATGGTGAAGATGTTAAATTAGAGTTTTCCGATACAGAAGACGGTACTATTATTTCGGACATTACTATACAAGGAGAGGTCGTTAATGGCGTGATTGATTCGGAATTACAAGACAGTTATGACGACACGGAATACCTCAATAATAGGACAATTATGACTAATGGTTTTCCTAAACTATATCCTGGTGATAACTGGGTTAGGGTTACCTCAACAGTGTTTGCATCAGCTGTAATTAAACCTAGGACGTGGGTGTTATAATGATTAGAATATATGATAGTCAAGCACGAGATTTTAGCCACAATGGATTAGGAAGTCTTGATGAGGCATTATCCGCTGTTGTTGGTGAGGAATTAAACGGCTCTTATGAAATGGAGATGGAGTATCCCATAAGTGGACGACACTTTGATAAGATACAATTACGAAATATTATATTCTGTAAACCAAATCCACATAATAGCGAACAACCTTTTAGAATCTATTCGATAACCAAACCATTAAATGGTGTTGTTGTAATAAGCGCGGAACATATTTCCTATGACACTAGTGGGGTAATAATATTACCAAAAAGAAAAACAACAACCAACACGTATATTAGGGATGGTGTAGAACCATCACACGCTGCGGATTGGTTGTCGTTATCAGAAGGTGGTGTCGCGTTAACACCAGATAGTGAATTGATTTACATTATAAAAACGGCGAATGATTACGAGAATCTTTTATATATATGGGATTCAGAAGGACCATTCTACACAAGAGTCGACGACTCAGTATTACATGAAATACATTCGTATGGTGTTAAAGATCATAAGGATGATAAAGATGGGTATTTTTTAGAAACAATATTAACCGAGATTAATAATTCCGGTGCGTTACAGTCTAGAAATTATTTCGAGTTAGAGGCCCACGAATCAAAAGAAGCTGATTTTAAAGAAGAAGGGTATTCGATACCAATGCCAATGAGTCTAAGGGCTATGCTTGGCGGTAGTGATGCGTCTCTATTAACAGTATTTGAAGGCGAGTTTATATTTGATAAATTTCTTATCACTCTTACCGAAAAAAGAGGAATTAATAGGGGTATAACAATTCGTCATGGTAAAAACTTGACGGAAATGGAACAAGAATCGGATGGATCAAATTTATTCACAGGAGTATTCCCATTCTATTCTAAAAATTATACGGAAACACGCACGTCGATGGATCTTATATATCAACCTTGTTATATAAGAGAGGGTGTAAATCCTTTAAGGGGTGATTGGTTATCAACTAAAACGATAGATCCGGCTAATGGGATTGGTGGGATAGCAATACCACCGGTCGTAGAGACAATATCGGTTATAATAGGAGAGTTTAATACTGTCATTGAGAAATTAGTAGCGATGCAAATAAAAACGCCGGGTGAATATTTAGATAAAATATATGCGTATAAAGAAAGTACACTGGCTAATGATTTAGTAGTGTTGGCATACGTTAAGGAAAAAGAGACGATCATCGTTGAAACCATAATTGAAGAAGAGACGATCGAGACGAGTGTTGAAATTCCTTTATCATTAACTTCGGACGCCGATTTATTAGTGGATATAGATCCTGACTATGGTATTATTTATCTTATTAAAACTGATACGCCGGGATTATATAACAATAAATACATATATGAAAATGTAGATGGTGTTGACAAATTTGTAAAGTATGATGATGATGGTTTTTATATCGAATGTACTGATATTAATACATTGAATGATGAACAACAAGAAGCGTTGCCATCGATATTACCACCTTGGAAAATTAAATATAGTCCATTAACAACACCTAAATGGACTGAAGACACTGAAGACGATGGTGGCATTAGAGTAGTAAGACCGCTGAGACCAAACATTGGGACAGTGAGCGTTGATAAGTTTGTATATTTGGATTTATTATCCCCAGAAATATTTGTACCAGAACCAGAGTCAACTTCGATATTGGAAGATGGTATAATATACGTTAATCAAACTTTAAAAGATTTACCGGTACAACGAATATTACCATTAGATTTAACCTCGGTGTTAGATGCGATAGGTGGATTAACACCAGAGCAGATGACACAAACACATCTGTTTAATAAGGTGGAGAAGCATATGGAGGATAATGATTACACGAGCATAAAGGAATCTATAGATATTTCATTCCTTAAATTATCAGGGAGCCCAGAATACGAACACTTAAAAGAATTAGAGGTCGTGGAGCTTGGTGATGAGGTAACGGTTATTTATGAGAAACTTGGAGTGGATACCATACATCGTGTAATATCTACAGAGTATAATGTTTTATCTGACGAGTATACAGAGATAGAACTTGGTGATAAGAAAGAGAAAATAACGAATACCATCGTTACCACAGGAGATAATCTATCAAGTTTGAAGAATGATGTGGATTATGCGAGTAAGGAATACATCACAAAACTCGTTGCCGATAACGCTCAAATAATAAATGTAGAGATACAAAATGCAATGATACAGAATTTAGAAGCAGTAAGCGCCGATATTTCTGGGTCGTTGAAAGCATCTATCGCTACAATAGATGCATTAATAGCAAGGTTATTTACAACCGATTATGCGGAAGTAGCGAAAGCATTAATAGCAGGAACCGTTAGAGTAAAAGGTGATTTGACACTGGATAGTGGATCAATAACCATAAACAGAACAATAGTGGGAGCTCCAATAAACGTTTATGTGTTAGACGGAGCTGATTTATACGGATTGAATTGGTTATCAGAAGATAATATAGATCCAATAGATGTTATGGTAATCGAAACCGGAACTGTTTTCAAGGTGGTGTCCGAGGGTTTATGGCTTGATAAATGTTATAAATGGAATGCCATACTTGGGTATTATGTGTTAGTTAGTACGTATGTGTTTTCTGTAGATAGAGATGGTAATGTTATAGCTAACAATTTAATAATTACCGGAGGTTCTTTGGATATAGGCGATAATTTCAGAGTTACAAACGAGGGTATTTTAACAGCAAGAGGAGTAAAAGTAATCGATGGAGAAATATCGATAACCGCGGACGGTGTAGAGAGATTCGCCGTTAGTAAAAGTGGAGGGGTTAAGGCCTCGTCAATGATCGTTGATAATTTATATGCCGATAACATATTCCCCACCAAGGTAAAGGCGAAGGATGTTATAACCGATAGGTTATATTTGAGCGCTGATAAAAAAGTATATATGGAAAGAGTAACTGGTGATAATTTCGTAGAACAGACTGTGACACTAACGGGAGATCTGTTTGGTGTTGAGTTGTTGGAGGACAATATCACTTGGCATGGTTATATGAGAGCAGAGGCGTCGGTGCCGGTGTTTGAGGATAAATTATGTGAAATCGTATTAATGTATACAAATGGGGTTGGTGATATTGACTTCATGCTTAGGTCAGTCACAATATCCAAAGGAAGTACTCTTAGTAACACAGAAGAATTTTCTATAATAGCACCTCTACCATTGGGTGGAATTGTGAGAGCAAATACAGTCCCAACGTCATATGATGAAACAAAAATAGATGGAGAAGTCTACAGCATCATCATTAATGCGAATGGTACGGAATACGATATAATAACCGGTATAGAAGCGGCCGTAAGTCCACTCGATATACCAGTTCAAGAAGACGAACCAGACCTAGAAGAGTATGAAGGCAATATATGGTTTAGAGTAGAAACTTAAAAACAAAAAAGGAGAATTTAGAAATGAAATCGAAATTAGAATTTAAAAAAATGAGCAAGGACGAATTAATAGAACTATGTCACCGTGATCAATGCTTACAATCAACTATCGAGGATAAGGATAAAGAGATCACTAAAATTAAAAACGCAGAAGCGATTAAATTTGAAAAAGAAAAAAGAACCATCGTAACAGCTGCAGAAAAAGAAAAAGAGGGACTAATAAGTCAAATGGGTTATATTGAGCATAAATCTCATATATATTTGGAGCTTGCGGAGAAAGCAATGAGTCGATATAAATCGCTTATAAAAGTACTTGAGGGATTAACCGATACAGCAGCGGAGTTATTGGAATATTCAGAAATAATACTAGATACAAATAAAAAATGAAGGAGTGATTTAAATGGGCGACGTAAAGATTAGTCTTAGGAAGAGGGGCGTGAGCGACTTTCTAACAACTGGTGACAGATTGTTACCAGTTACCAAACCAGAATATGTTTTGGGGCTATTGGGACCTGATGGTAAATTAGCGGATCAATACGCTCCTGCGACCGCTTTAGAAGGAGCCAATTATATTGGAATTGCCGATCTAAATGAGGTTGGGACGATATCGATCGGTGATTTATATGCTAGTGAGTTTGGTAGCACGGTGGATCCAAGCACGGCTGGTTCATATTTAAAAGTGACCTCTGCGGGTAACTTGGAAAATAATACCGATCCTGGAGACCATTCGATATTTGGTCCTGGTGATGAAGGGGATATTACATTCCCTATACATTTAGAAGTCGGAGATTACATCATACTTAAAAGTGTAAATGCGGGTGGTGAGTGTGAGTGGGCTATTAGAAATAATAGTTACGAGATAGCCACAGTGGTTAAATATGGTGTTACCAAATTATATGCCGGGATCGATAGTGTATCTGATGTATTGGCGGCTACCGCTGGTGCTATGAAAACTACGTACGACTTGGCGAACAGTAAAGAAGATGCTATTGGAACTAAAGGTTCGGCATTTAATAAATCGTTTGGTTCAGGTGCTGGGCAAGTATCTGAGGGTAATCATCGACATGCTAGTTTCGATAGAGCGGCTGGTAATGTAGGCGGTAATGTTATATCAGACATAACAATCACCAATGGTGTTGTAACAGCCTTATCATGGGTTAGTATAGGTAGTATAGCATTTTTAGATAATGCGCTTAGCGACATTGATGATGGGATGGTACTGATAGATGAACAATCACTTGATGCGAAAAAACAAGGGATGGAATACTATACTACAGTATCGAATGCAGATGGTGGAAACCACAACGCCGGAGACATCGTTGCAGTATTAGAAGCGTAATGGGTGTATAATCATGAGTGTTAAAAAAATTAGTTTAAGAAAAAGAGGAGCGTCTTTTGCCGGGGGAGACACATTATATCCAGTTACAAGTTGGAATTTTTTAGTGGATAGACCGGCGTCATATAATCCAGCAGCGCATACACATGTTAAAGCCAATATAACCGATTTTCCAACATCGATGCCAGCGAGCGATGTTTATGCATGGGCTAAAGCGGCATCAAAACCAGCGTACACGCCTGGTGAAATAGGCACCAAAACATCAGCAGAAATTACAGCAGAAATATCAGCGGCAATAAACGCGTTAATTGGTGGGGCTCCTGGAGCTTTAAATACTTTAAACGAGTTAGCTGCTGCTATGGCGGACGATGCAGCATTCGCCGCCACTATTACATCGGCTTTAGCCGGTAAGATGAATACATCACACCCTGCTAATAACATAACATCAACCCATTTGTATATGGCAAATGGCGATGGTTTTGTATGGGATGATACAGGTAATATAATGTACGTTCGCAAGGATGGTACAGATTATATAATAAGAGATTCTGGGAATTTTGTGGCTGGAGTCGGAGCATCAAATTGGTGTGCGGGCAATGATAATCGATTAAGTAATGAAAGAAATGCGGCCGATGTGTCTGCATGGGCTAAAGCGGCAGTGAAGCCGAGTTATACATGGTCAGAAATAAACAGCAAACCATCGACATTTCCACCAGCAACACATCAACATGCTAGTTTCGATAGAGCGGCTGGTAATGTAGGCGGTAATGTTATATCAGACATAACAATCACCAATGGTGTTGTAACAGCCTTATCATGGGTTAGTATAGGTAGTATAGCTTTCTAAGAGCTCTGGATTTAACAAAGTAATGGGCACAGGTGCCGGTCAAGTTGCGGAAGGTAATCACTCACATAGTTTTGATAACTATAATGGATGGGACCTACAAGCAAATGGTGGCACAGTGAATAGAATAACCTCTGGTGAGAACGTGAACTTTGTAGAAAGTACTGGTATAGACATAGCGTTATCGGGGGGTACAATTACTATATCACAAAAAGCATCGACTAGTACTGTATTTGGTGGCCTTAAATCAAGAGTAAGTGGGACTACTTTATATTTACGTAATGATGGAAGTAATGCATAATGGGTTTTAATTTCAACGGATCCGATATGGATGATATATATTTTAATGGTACTAAAATGGAAAAAGTGTATTTCAATGGGACATTAAAATTCGAGGAACATGTTGATATAGGATGTTCCCCAAATAGCATTAGTGTTATAGAATCATCACCGTATACTACCGCCGAGATTACTTGTGATAAGGCGGGGGATATATACGTTGAAGATAGCAATGGTCCAAACCCAGAGTACCAAATAGAATGGTATAAGAATGGAACGGGTCAAGGATACCTAATAGCATGGAATGGTTCCTCATATGATCTCGGTCCAGATACGATAACTGTTGCTGCAGGTGATAAAATTAAATTTAGAGTCACGGTGGTTGGTGCTTTTGCCGGTTGGCGAATGAGAGATACAGACCCTAGTGGTAATATTATATTTTCGGGATACGTGGAGAAAGTTTAAAATGAGAAAAATTAAATTCACACTATTAATGTTATTGTGTAATATGGTAGCGTTTGTGCTATACAAGGAGCACTTAATCGGTTATTGGGGCATTGTCGTTATACGAGGGGAGCTCCGTGATTGGTGGACATTAATGACATATGGATTTTTTCATACTGAACTAAGACATTTAGTGCTGAATATGGCATTCATATTATTATTATCCGGAGTCTATGAGATAAAAAAAGGAATGTTAAAAACTATAATAATATACTTCACTGGTATAATATCCGGTGGTGTATTTTATATAGTATTAACGGATAGGTGGTTATTAATGACCCTCGGCGCTAGTGGCGCTTGGTATAGCATACTAGGGGGTTTATTAGCCAGCTCAAATTTATTGAGTAAAAAAGAAATATTGGCTGTGATAATATTAACGGTGGCGTGTTTCTACGACACTTTCACAGCAACCAACATAAACGTCACAGCACATGTTACGGCTTTTATAACCGGTATATGTGTGGTGTTCGTGTTTAATGTATACGAGATAGTAAAGAATAGGAGGTGGCGCAAATGAGCGTAGAAACTTATATACCAGGTATTGAAAAAATAGTACATACCGCACGAGTGGATTTTCTTCGTCGGGGTGCTGCAGATACGGTGTATATGGTGCAGTATGATTCGGTTATACCAGTCATAGGTGTTGAATTATATTCTAGAGGTGCCGTGTATACATTACCCTCAGATGCACTTTTGGAAGTGAAAGTTCGATGGGGTAAAAAAGATAGTAATATATTCGTTTATAAAACTCTATTGGGGTGTAATGCGGCGAGAAATATAGTGTATTTGGAAGTTGACGCCGAAATGACGGATAAGGATGGTTTTTTTAATATAGTAATAGAGATGTCTTTTGGTGGTAACAGCAAAGCTGGTACATCGCCAATTATTATAGTGATAGAACCGAATCCAATTCAGGAGGCATGATGATATGATAACGTTATATAATCCAGGTGATCTTAAAATAGTACACGTAACAAGTGTTGATTTTATAAAAAGACCACACAAAAAACCAGTACACATAGTTCAATATGATAAGACAATTCCAATCATGAAGGTTAAGTTATATTCGAACGATATAGAATACGCATTACCAGAGGATATGGATGTGAGGGTTCGATGGGGTAAAGAAGATAATACATTTGTATACAAAGATATTCTAGGGTGTGATGACGAGCGTACTAGTATCTATTTTGAAATAGATGAACAAATGTCATATTACGCCGGAATAGTATATCCTATTATCGAATTGAAATTCATTGCCGATGACCAAGAACATAGGGCTGGGTCAGCGCAAATACCAGTCGTTATAGATCCGAATCCCATATTAGACTCGGATGTAGAATCACAGTCCCAATATTTCGATACATTATACATATTAACTAAAGCTAAAATCGAAGCTGAATTAACGGGTGAAATCGATACTCATACACACGCTAGTGATAACACTTGGCGTGGTATAGTGGATGATTTAACTAGTTTTAAAAGGATTAATAGATACGATTAACGCGTTATTATTAAGCGATGAATCAACCTTAGACTCGTTACAAGAGATAGTGGATTATATAGAATTAAATAAAGATACGTTAGATACGTTAAGTATATCTAATATAGCAGGGTTACAAGCAGCATTAGACGCTAAGGTTAATAATGATAGAGTGCGATATGCTTTAATGCTATCAATGTAGGAGGAGATAATTATGTTAACAGAAAAACATTTAGGAACAGCGCATCCAACGGACACAAACAATTTAACACTATACACAACACCTGCTTTGACGACTACTATAATTAAATCAATTAGAGTATGCAATACAGCAAGCAGTGATGTAAAGTTTAGAATATTTAGAGTAACAAGTGGTGGGAGTGCAGGAATAGCTAACGCAGTTTATTATGATATTAACTTACCAGCACATCAATCAATAGGTGATGATGGATTTCTTGTATTAGAAACAGGAGATAGTTTAGTGGTTCAAGCAGAAGTCGCTAATACTTTAACATTTACATTAAGTGGTGGTGAGATTAGTGGATAGAATTATAACAATAACTGAAACAAAAGAGATAAACATATCAGCGATAGAACGACAAAGAGATGAGTTTATAGAACAAGCAAACTCTATTATGTTGGTAGATATTCCTAATGGATTAAGTGAAGAAGTTGAGGACATCTTAACGGAAAAAAATAGCGAATTGGAATTAGTTAAAGCAGATTTATTAGACCAAGCAAATACGCTTAATGAAGAAGTGAAATCATATGGCTAAAACTTTTAGTATAAGAGAAAGGCCTGTGGGTAATGGTAATGTTCACGCAGTTGCAGTTCCACGAACTCATAAAGGAGCAGCTGGTTCAATGTTAGCAGGGACTTATTATTACAGAGTAATTGC